GCCGACACCATCACGGCGGCGCAAATCGCCGCTTCCGCCATCACCGCAACCGAACTAAGCGCGGGCGCCGTCACCACCGCCAAGCTCGCGGCGGGCGCCGTCACCGCCGGCGAGCTGGCAGCGGGCGCGGTCACGACCGTGAAGCTCGCCGCCGGCGCAGTCACCGCCAACGAGATCGCGGCCGACACCATCACGGCAGCGCAAATCGCCGCTTCCGCCATCACCGCAACCGAACTGAGCGCGGGCGCCGTCACCACCGCCAAGCTCGCGGCGGGCGCCGTGACAGCCAACGAGCTGGCGGCGAACGCCATCATTGCCGGCAAGATTGCCGCCGGCGCGATTGTGGCCGGCGATGGCGTCATTGCCAATGCCGCCATCGGAACTGCCCACATCATCGACGGCACCATCACCAACGCCAAGATCGGCACCGCCGCGATCGACAACGCCAAAATTGCCAACCTGGACGCCGCCAAGATCAACACCGGCTACCTCGATGCAAACCGGATTCAAGTCGGAACGCTGGATGCGAAGATCGCCAACCTCGATGCGGCCATCATTAAAACAGGCTTTATCGATCAGGCCCGCATCAACACCGCCTCGATCGCCAACGCGCAGATGACCTGGGCGCAGATCATCAACGTGAACATCACCAACGCACAGATCGCCAATGGCGAAATTACGCTGGCCAAGATCAACACGGCCAGCATTTCCAGCCTATCGGCCCTGAGCGCGACCATCGGTCTGCTCAAGAGCTCGAACGATACGCAGCACTCTGAGATGGATAACAACGGCATCCGCGTCTACGACGGCAACGGCCAGCTGCGCGTGCGCCTGGGAGTCTGGTAATGGGCATCGGCCTGCAGTGCTTCGATGCCAACGGAGCGCTGACGTTCTCCGACACGGACCACTTGGCGCGGTTCATCGGTTCGGTCGCTATTTCCAACACAGACGGCTCGATCACCGTACCTGGCTTCGGCGCACTCGGGGCAGCGTTCGTGTTTTTCCTCAGTAACGGCGAGTCGGCTTACGGGATCGGCTGCCCATCGATCACCACATCGGGCGACGTGATCAGTTGGTCGTACGGGAGCGCCCCCAGTTCGATGCGTAGTACCGGGATCATTTTTTATGGGGTGAATTGATGAATGCCGGATTTATCTGCGTGGGATCGCACGGCACGGTGCAGATCGACCAAGACTGGATCAACATGGTCTTTGTCCAGAAGGGCACATTGAATTTCAACGGGAACACTTCCCCCGGCATTGGCGGGCTGTCTGTGGTCTATACCGGCGAGGCGCCAATCATCTTTGTGCAGACGGGCACCTTGTTTGTGTACCCAATGCAGGCAACGCGATCGGGTAACGTATGGACTTGGTCGTTCATCGCAGTCGGCCCCTCCGGGGAGTCGGCGGAGACGGCGACTTACTATATTTTCGACAAGCAGCCGAACGTCGAAACACATTGCGGCCTAAACGTCTACGACGGCAATAGGCGTGTGACGTTCAACTCCGACTACCGCCCGATGCGCATTGCCGCCATCATCGCCGTGCCTTACAGCTACGGTAATCCAGGGGTGAACCAGGCGGTAACCGGCGGCTCTGGCGTGTACGCCGCGACTCTTCCGAGTCCAGGGTTTTCCAGTCGCAAGTTAACCGCATCAGTAGGCTTTCAGGATTATCAGGGCTACCGACTGTCCGGCGGGACGACATTCCAGACTGGCGTTACAAGTACCAGCGGCCCACCCCTTAATGGCGGCATGGGCGGCGGCATGGGGATCGTCATCGACGTGGGCGGGCTGTGAAGTCAGTCCCAGTAACGACGGTCGCCGTCCGCCACCCGGTCAGCCACCAAGGATGGCTCGTTGACCACCTTGCCGTCGCGCGTGACATACGCCTCGGCGTGGATCCGTCCGGTATAGGTATCGAGCTGCGCCCAGTAAAACACCTTAACGCCCCCCTCGCGGCTGACGATTTCGTGCGCCGGCCCCATTTGCTCGAGCATGGCGGCCTCGGTCATCCCCAGTGTGACGACCGGACGGGAAAACATCTTCGATGCACAGCCACTCAGGGCGGCGACCATCAGCAAACTCACAAAGTATTTACGCACGTTGACTCCGATCAAGACTAAGAAGAAGGCAATTATATTAGTATCCACGTAGAAAGTAAGATTGCAAATCGGCTAAATATTGCTTGCATTTTTGCTGACTTTCCTAATTGCATCATCACTCCCCAGCCGACTGGCCGGCGAACCATTGTTTCCACTACTTCCAGCCGCCTGCGTGGGCGGCTTTTTTACGCGCGAACCGTCCCTGAATAAATCTAAGTTTGTGAAAACCCGATGATATTGTTCGCGCGCCTTTGATCAACCGGAGCCCGAATCCATGAAAAACTTCCAACGCCTCGCGTCCGACATGGACATCACGCCGCTGCTGCTGGCGATCAATACCAAGCCGCATTTGTGGCGCGAAGACACCTTCCTGCGCGACTACCCGCAAGGCCCATTCGGCGAAATAGAATCGATCATGCTGCGCTTCCCCGTCAAGAGCGTGCACGAAACCGAAGCTGAACTTGCAAATCACCTCAGCACCTACGACCAGCACGAGAACATCGACTACCCGGCGTACAAGATCCTGCCCGAGGCGCGCCCGCTGATTATGTGGCTGATGTCGCGCGTGGCCGGCGAACGACTCGGCCGCTGCATGATTAACAAGATCGAGCCGGGCGGGCGCATCTTCCCCCACGCCGACACCCCATCCCATACCGCGTACTACAGCCGTTTCCATATCGTGCTGCAGTCCAATCCTGATTCGCAGTTCCGCGCCGGTACCGAGTGCGTCAACATGACGGCCGGCGAGATCTGGTGGTTCGACAACAGCCAGGAGCATGAAGTCGTCAACGGCGGCATGACCGACCGGATCCACCTGGTGGTCGATATCCGGACGGCGCGATGACAGTCGTATTCCAAGTCGAGAAGTGGCGCGATGCGCGTGCCGAAATGGAGCCCATCCTGGTCAAGCACTGGCACGAGATCGCGCTGGGCCATGACAAGGTGCCGCTGGACGTCGCCCACGAGCGCTACAACGCCATGTGCGACAGCGGCGCGCTGCACATCGTGACCGCGCGCGACAACGGCGTGATGGTGGGCTACCACGCCGCCATCGTCGGCGGCCATCTGCACTACGAGAGCACGCTGCACGGCATCACCGACGTGTATTTCATCCTGCCGGAGTACCGCAAGGGCTTTACCGGCATCCTCCTGTTCCGCTTTGTCGAGGCGGAATTGGGCAAGCTGGGCGTGAAGAAGATCATCACCGGCACCAAGCTGCACCTCGACATGGGGCCGGTCCTGCGCCGGCTTGGCTACGGGGCCACCGAAACCGTCTACACAAAATACATAGGGGATTGAATGAAAAAACTTCGTAGCGAGCGCAAGCACGATGCGCTGCTGGCTGGTGCGGCGCGGTATTGCGCTGTGGCGGCCGCCGTCGTGGGTTCGGCAGTCGTCGGCAGTGTCGCATCGTCGTCGGCATCGGGCAAGGCGTCGAAAGCGGCAGCGGCGTCGGCCGCTAGCAGTACCGATGCGCAGGAACGCGTGGCAATGGAGCAGCTGGCGTTCGCCAAGCAGCAAGATGCGGATCTCAAGGTGCGTCAGGCCAAAGCCGACGCCCTGGCCGAGCAGGTTTCGGCCAAGCAGCTCGCGGCCATGGACCAGAACATGGCCCTTGCCGCCGACTACGATAAGTACAACAAGGAAACCTTCCGCCCGCTCGAGCAGCAGATCATCAAAGAGGCTGAAAATTACGACACGCCGGAAGCGCAGGAGCGTGAGGCCGGCGCCGCGGCGGGCGCGGTCCAGAGCAACATCACGCAGGCCAACGCGGCGAGCCAGCGTGCGCAAGCACGGATGGGCGTCAACCCAAATTCGGGCCGCGCGGCAGTGACGCAGGCAGAATCGGCGGTCACCGGGGCGCTGGGTTCAGCCGCAGCGGAAAACGCCGCCCGCACCAGTGTCAAGACGCTGGGCGCGGCGAAGCGTATGGATGCCGCCAGCCTCGGGCGCAATCTGCCGAGCGCGCAAGCCACGAGTGCCGGACTGGGGATCAATGCCGGCACCAGCGCGGTGAATTCCACGGTAACAGCGAATAACTCGGCTAGTTCCGGTGCGGGCACGGTGGGCGGGCTCTACGGCAGCGCCGGTAATCAGTTTGGCAGCGCATCGCAGAACTACACCAACGTCGCAAACGCCGCGAACCAGGCTGCTGCAGCGCAAGCCAACACATGGGGCCAGATCGGCGGCATGGCGATGAGCTACTACACAGGCAAGCCGGCCACGCCCGCGCCGAAAGCCGGCTAACCCGCAAACATAAATGACCGAAGGACAAGCATGAGTGCACTGGATGGATTTGTAGGCGGCCTGCAGCAGGGCTATACGTTCGTGGAGAACGTCAAGAGCCGGCACGCCGACGAAGCGCGCCGCGATCGCGAAGATGCGCGGCGTGACAAGGATGCGGCGTTTCAGGAGGAAGAGCGCGGCCGCACGCGAACGAATTGGAAGAAGGACGACGAGTACAAGGACCAGGTAGCAAACCTGAATAAGGAGTTCTTCCCACCCGCGCCGAAGACAGCGCCCGCACCCCTGCTGGGGATTCCCACGCCTGCCGCGCAGGCCGCACCAGCGGACGACCAGGCCGTCGGCACGCCGGCATCCGCAGATCCCGCACAGGTAATCGCAGCGCCCGCGCCAGTGGACGCACCAGTCGCCGCGCCAGTGGATGCGCCAGTCGATGCGCCAGCAGCGCCGGCGTCGATAATGTCGGCGCCATCCGCCCCGCAGGGTCTGCCGAAGGCAACGCCGGCACCAGCCAGCGCGGTGCCGGCGCCCGCCGGCATGCCAGTGCAGCCCAGCCAGCCGACCAGCATGGGCCAATCGATGGACTACCTGATCCGCCGTGCCCAGATCGATCTGCAGCACGGCAAGATCGACGGCGTCGGACTGGCCAGCATCTACAAGCTGCGCGATGCGACCGAGAAGGAAGGGATCTCCGATTCGATCCAGTTGCTGGCCAACGGCGACAACGAGGGCGCCATGCGTCGTTTCAACCAGAACGGCGACCTGAAAGACTGGACCGTGCAGTCATCCGTCGACGGGATTTTCAAACACGGTGGCGCTGACTTGCCGACCAAGATCGTGACCTTGAAGGCAGCCGACGGTACCACGCGCACGATCAACACCGAGCAGTACCGGGTGCAGAACCAGACAATCGAACATCTCGTGACGCAGGCGCAGAAAGCGGTGGAGATGGACGACCAGCGCACCGATCGCAAAGAAACCCGCAAAATCCAGCAGCAGAATGCGGACACGCAGGAAGGCTACCGCCGCGACCAAGCGACCAACATGCGCGAGCAGCGCCGCCTGCAGGCGGCCGGCGGGCTCGTCGCGGCGCCGATCTGGGGCAAGGACGATGATACGTTCCTCAAGGACCAGTATTCGTCCAAGGACGAAACGACCGGGGCCAAGACCTTCGACGGTGAAGGCCTGCAGTTCGCCAAAGCAGTTGCTGTGGCCCGATCGCGCTACAACGGGGGCGATGCGGCGACGGCCAGCGGCTACGCGCTGGCGGCCGATGCCAACCTCAAGCGGCAGGCAGGCGGCGACCCGGCGAAACTGCGCCAACTACGCCAGGAGGCGCTGCAAAGACTGGCGTCCGCCGCGCCAAGCGCCCGGACCGCCAGCAGCGGCGCACCATCGGCAGCTGGGGCACCGGCCGCCGCGCCAGAGCCCGTCCCGCCACGCGCGGCGCCGGGATTCACTGTCGGCGGCATGCCCATTGCGGAACGCGACCAGCGCATCGCCACCTTTAACGAAGCCGTTGGCGGCGCCTCCAGCGCGCGCGACGCAGCCATGGCAGGCCGCCAGGCGGACGTGGCCAATAACTTCGACACAAAACTGGCCACGATCCGGCCGAACATGCCGCGCGCGGAAGCCCAGCAGTTGGCCGAGTGGTTCAACGAGCAATCCGAAGCCGGCACGCTATCGAACCAGCAGCTCAAGCAACTGCGCGAGGCGCGCCGCGCCGCCGGCATGTAACGTCGCCTCCCCACCGCACCCGCACATCACCCAATAATAGAAACCATATTTATGCCGAACAAAAAGCAGCAGCCGGACTACCTGAAAAACCCGCAAGGCGATCAGCCGAACTGGGACGCGTTTGACTCCTTCGTAACAACGCCGCCGCCGGAAGCGAAACACGAAGGCGCGGGCGTGTTGCGCACCGCCGGCGACATGGCCATCAAGGGCGCGCAAGGCGTAGTCGACCTCGGCTCGGCGGCCGTGGGCTTGGGTAGCCTGGCAACGGGAGGGCTGGTGGGCGAGGGCATGCGTTCGATCGGGTACGACCCGAAGCGCACCAACGAGTTCCTGGGCGAGTATCTGAGCGACGACCAGAAGGCGTCGGACGCCGCGGTGCAGGGCGAAGATTCGTTCCTCGGCGCGGCTGCGGCCGCCGTCACGCACCCGCGCGCGCTGGCCGGCAGTATCGTGGAATCGTTGCCGGGCATGATAGGCGGCATGGGCGTAACGGGCGCCATCGCCGAGAGGATCGCGACAAGGGCCGCACTGGCAACCGCCGAGGGCGCCGCCGCGAGTGCTGCGGAACTGGCCGCCGGAAAATCCGCCGCGCAGGCCGCTCAGGCCGCGCGGGCAACCGCCGCCGGCAAGCAAGCGGCCGATGCCGCTGTCAAGGCGGCCGAAACGAAGTTGCTCGCGATCGGATCCGGTACCGAGGGCGCGCAATCGGCCGGTCAGATCGCCGACGACGCCCAGGCGGCTGGCCGCACCTATGGCCAGTATGCGCCAGCTGCCGTCGCGGCCGGACTGGGAACCGCCGGGATCGGCCTCGGCGCCGGCAAGCTGATGGGTGACGCCGCAACCGACTTCGCCACCGGCGCGCGCACGCTGAAAGGCAGCAAGGCCGCCAAGATCGGCAAGGAATTCGTCAGCGAGGGCGTGCTGGAAGAAATGCCGCAGTCGGCGCAGGAGCAGGTATTCACCAATATCGCTCAGGGCGAGGACGATATCGGTAAGGGCGTGGCCAACGCCGCCGGTTCGGGCCTGGTGACGGGTGGCGTCATGGGTGCCGGCATGGGCATGCTGCACGGCGACCATGGCGCGCCTGCGCCGGTACCGCTGGCCAACACCGGCCCGCTGTCGCGCGCGGCCAATGCCGTGCAGGCCGCAGCCACGGCGCAGGCGGCCGCCAGCGCACCCGCAGCAGCAGCCAGCGCACCAGCCGCCGCCCAGTCAGCGCTGCCGTCGATCGCGCAAATCGACGCCCGGATGGCCGAACTGGTCGCGATCGGGCAAGGCTCGCTGGCGAGCAGCACCACTGACGCTGCCGGCAACAAGGTCAAAGTGCCGGGCGTGCCCGGGCGCCGCCTGACGCACGAGGAAATTACGGAATACAACAGCCTGGAAGCGGCGCGCAGGCAGCGCGCCGCCATCCCGGCCGACCAGCAGGCCGAATTCACGGCGCTGCTGGCGGCCGAGGAAGCCGAGAATAACAAGAAGTTCGAACCGGCCAAGCTGGCGGCCGAGCAGGCGCGCGCCGAGGCCGAAGCACGCCGCGCCGCCGCCGAAGAGGCGCAGCAGCAGGCCGCCCAGAAAGCGCGGGACGACGCCGAGCACGCGCAGATCGCCTCCATGGTCAACGCCGACGAGCAGTTGCGCCAGCAGACGGCCAAGGTGCGCCAGCAGCAGGATCTGGACGACATCGCCACCCGCGTTGCGCGCGATAACGCCGCCCGTGCGGAAGTGAACCGCGCAGGCCTGCGCGACGACGTGCTGGCCGACGATTCGATCCCGGCTGACGGTAAGAAATCCGCGTTCGCGGCAGCGCTCAAGCGCGAAGGCTACCGCAGCACCGAACTGACCGAGGCCGACCACCACGAAATCGACGCCGCGACCGCGCCGGTACCGAGTCTGCCCAATGAGCTGGTCGACGCCGTGCCCGAGCGCAAAGCCAGCGCCCCGGCGGCCGCACCTGGCGCGCCGAACACGGACGCCGTCGACGCCGCGATCGCCGCCGGCATGCGCCTGAAAACGGCGAACGGCGCCGTGCTGCACAAGCCAGGTTCGAGCAAGATTTTCAAACTGAGCACCGCCCAGCGCGCGCACTACCTCGAGCGCATGGCCACCCCGGCCGCCGCGCCGGCGCCAGCAGCGCCGAACGTAGCCGAAGCCGACGACGCGCTGTACGCCGAAGCGGAGGCATTCGTTCGCACCACCAATGACGCATCGGCCGCCAAACTCCAGCAGCAATTCAAAATCGGCTACAACCGCGCCCAGCGCTTGCTGGAGAAAATGCATGCCGCAGGCTTGGTTTCGCCAATGACCTCGGCGGGGGCGCGCACCGTCACGGCGCCGGCCCCAGCTGATGCGCAGCCGAGCGCCGCCGCCCAGGCATTCGACGCGGCCGCCCAGCAAGCGGCTACCAGCCCGCAGAACGACCTGCCGGAGCCGACCGCAGCCCAGAAGGAAGCCGGCAACTACAAGGTTGGCCGAGCCAAGTTGCACGGCCTGGACCTGTCGATCGAGAACCCGGCCGGGTCCACCCGTAAGGGCGTGGACAAGTCCGGTACGCCGTGGGAAACCACGATGCAGCACCACTACGGCTACATTCGCGGCACCGTTGGCGCCGACAAGGACCACATCGACACCTTCATCGGGAAGAACCTCGACAGCGACAAGGTGTTCGTGGTCGACCAGATCCACCCGGACAGCGGCAAGTTCGATGAGCATAAGGTCATGCTCGGCTTCAATTCGCTGGAAGAGGCGCGCGCCGCCTACCAGGCGAACTATGACGCCAACTGGACCGGCGGCCGCGCTATCACCGAAACGACCGTCGACGGCTTCAAGAGCTGGCTGGCCAGCGGCAAGACCAAGAAGCCATTCGCCGCGCCGCGCAACTCGGCGGCTGCACCGACCGCGCCGGCGGCGGCCGCCGCCCCATCGGCGCCCCAGTTGACCAAGATCGAGCTGAACAAGATGACGGTCAAGGATATGACCAACGACCAGCTGCTGCAGGCAAAGGAAGTATTCAAAGGCCAGTCCCGCGAGCCGAAGATCGACAGGGAAATTGCGGCGCGCGACATTGCCCCGGCGGCCGATCGCATCGTGGCCGATGAACTGGTGGTGCCGAAGCAAGCGGCGCCGGATGCGCGCGAGCGCGCCCGGACCCTGGCCGACTTGGCCGCCAATGCCGGCCATGCGGTCGACATCGACGGCCACTTTAAGCCGGGTGTGTACGGGACGGCAGAGCAACCGTTGAAATTCGTCTCCGGCATGACGGCCCCGGGCGACTTCACCAGGCTGTTCAGCAACGGGAAGAACGTCGGCATTTCCATGCTGGAACTGTCGAAGGTGTCCGTCCCCCGGATCGCTGAGCAGCTGGCCAAGGCCGAAGGCGCCCATCTGTTCGTGGATTCCGGCGCGTTTTCCATCCACATGAGCAATGTGCGCGAGAAAGAGGCGGCAGAGCGCGAGTTGCGCGAGGTCGCCGAGGCGGCGAAACTGGACCATGCCGCCCTGTTTGACCGATATGAGGATCTGTCGCGTGCGATCAGCGTCGCGAGCGACGGCACGGCCAACGGCCGCGCGCTCTTCGTCATGCCCGACATTGTGGGCGATCAGGCCGGCTCCCTGGCGCTGGTCCAGCGGTATGCCAGCGAGATCAACAGCTACGGCGCCAGTGCGATCGTGCCCCTGCAGGGCGGCGAACTTACGCTGACCCAGGCATACGAACAGATGATGCGCCACCTGGGCATGGATCCGGCAGGCGACATTTCGCCGCTGATCGGGATCCCATCGCAAGCCGAGGCAGTATCGAACGACGAATTCACCGACCTGCTGCGCAAGCATGGCGATCGCATCCATGGCGTGCATATTCTGGGCGCGCTGTCCGACCAGCGCCTGCAGCCGCGGCTGAATGCGATGATCGCAGCGGGCTATGACTTCAATGTGTCGGCTGACGCCAACCGCGTGCGCTCCCTGACTTCCAAGAGCCGCCCCCGTAAGGAAGCGGTCAAGGCCGTGCTGAATTCTGACACCGCAGACGGCGCGCCGATGCCGCGCGTTGTGCGCGACGACCAGCGCCCGGAGCCGGCCGAGCCGGTGAGCGCACTCAAGCAGCGCGCGCGCGCGGCCGAGACGGTGGAGCCGAACGAGCCAGCCCAGCTGGGCGTGCATGCCAACGCGACCGCGCCGGAGCACGTTGTTCTGGGTGTGGATGACCGCGAGCTGGGCCAGGTTGTCGAGGAATTCAACGACGCCCAGGCTGAAATGATGCAGGGCGCACACGCCATCTCCAACATCTTCCAGCCACCGACGAAGCGCGAAGTGGTGCGCCTCGAGGACAAGGCCCGGGCAACCGGCAAGCTGTGGGACAAGAAAGAGGTCCAGGCGTACAACAAGAATCTGGCCGCGCGCGAGGTGCTGGAAAAGGAAAATCAGCCGATCCCCGCTGAACTGGCCAAGGTGATCGCCGATTTTGAAGCGGTGTACCTGCCGCACGCCGCCCGGCTCGAGAAAGAAGCCAAGGCCGAAATCGGCAAATGGAAGAACCACGCGCAGGCGCAGGGTGACGACCCAGCAACCCGCCGCGCTAACGGCCGCAAGATCGTGCTGTCGCTGTTCGATCTCTCCGGTGAATGGTCGCGCCCATGGGAAGAGGCCGGCTATCAGGTGTACCGCTTCGACATTCAGGACGACCCGACCGTGGGCGACGTGAATAATTTCTCGTCCGAGTTCTTCGGCGACTGGTTCGGCGACTTCGACGGACTGGATATCCATGCCGTCCTGGCTGCCACGCCCTGCACCGACTTTGCCGTGTCCGGCGCGCGCCACTTCGCCGCCAAAGACAAGGACGGCCGCACGGTTTCCAGCGTCAAGCTGGTGCACCAGACCCTGCGCGTGATCGAGTATTTCAAGCCGTCGGTGTGGGCGATCGAAAACCCGGTCGGTCGCATCGAGAAGCTGGGCGGCCTGCCACCATGGCGCCTGTCGTTCGACCCGAATCACCTGGGCGACTCGTACACCAAGAAAACCCTGCTGTGGGGCCGCTTCAACGCGGATCTGCCGGTCGCGCCGGTCGAGCCGACCGAAGGCAGCAAGATGCACCGGCTGTACGGCGGCAAGAGCATGGCGACCAAGAACGCCCGCAGCGAGACGCCCAAGGGCTTTTCCTACGGCTTCTTCATGGCCAACAACGTGGCCGACCATCCCGCCATGGCGCTCGCCAACAAGTTCGACCGGCTGGACCGGGCGCTGATCGAGCAGGCGATGGCCGCCGGCGTGACCGAGGAGCAGATCACCGAGGCGGTCGAGGACTACTATTACATGGATCAGGACGACGACGCGGCCAACGCCGCCGTGCGCGACCTGATCGCGGAGGCCGCGCCGGATCCTGAGCCTGCGCCGACCAAGCCGAAGGCGCGGCAGGAGCCCGCCAAGAAGAAGGGCACCAAGCAGGCCAGCGCGCCGCAGCCGGCTCCAGCAACCGCCATGGCGGCGGCGAAGTCGGGGCAAGACTTCGGCCAGAAGGCGCGCGACGTGGTCAACATGCTTCCACAGATCACGACCTTCGAGCAGGTGGCCACGGCCGAAAACCTGCTGTTCGATCTGGCCTACGAGATGGAGCGAGCCAAGGACCAGTTGGCGCCGCAGGTTCGCGCGGCGGCCGATTCGGTGCGCGTCTTCAAGATGATCAACACCGGCGACAAGAGCTATGCGCGCGAAGGGGAGGGCGTGCGTCGCACCCTCGAAAACGTGCTCGAGCAGCATCCGCCGGCGGCGAAGGTGGAAGAAAACGCGCCGGCAAAAGTCAATCTGGGTTCGGCTGCGACCGGCAGCGTGCTGAACGCAGAAGATGGCACGCTGTACCGCATTGAAGGCATCGACATCGGCGCAAACAAGATCCGCACCACCCGCAATCCGGACATGGGATCCGAACGCGTCGTACTGATGGACCAGGGCCGCTATGATCGCCTGGCGGCCGAAGATGCCAGCGTGCGCGAAGCCTCGGTGAAGGCGGCGGACAGCGTGCGCAAAACCACGCCGGCGGCGCAGCCAGCCGCCGACCTTACCGGCCTGGACCAGCGCATTGCCGAAGTCGAGCAGCACCTGGCCACGACGCGCCAAAGCCAGAAGGACGCCGAGAAGAACGGCAACGCATGGACGTGGGATAAGAAGGTGGCCGAGTGGGAGAAAACCCTGGCCGCTTACCAGGAGGCGCGCGAGCGTCTGCTGAACCCGCCGCCGCCGTCGCAGTTCGCCGGCAACAAGCTGTTCACCTCCGACGCGGTGGAGAAGGCCCGCGCCCGCATGAAGTCGAAGCTGAGTCAGCTCAATTCCGGCATGGACCCTGAGCTGATGATGGACGGCATCACCATCGCCGGCGCTTATATAGAGTCGGGGGTGCGCTCGTTCGCGGCATTCTCGAAGGCCATGGTGGGCGACCTGGGCGAAGCCGTGCGGCCATACCTGCGCAGCTTCTACGAGGGCGTGCGCCATTACCCGGGCCTGGACGCGGCCGGCATGAACTCGTCCGCCGAGATCGACGCGATGGAGCAGGCCAATACCGCGCCGCACACCCAGGCGTCGCCCATCAAGAATGACGCGATCGGCGAAACCGTCAAGGCGAAGCCATCGCGCGCCAAGGCGCCCGCCGACACGCTGCTGCGCGACGACTGGGGCGTGAGCCACATCGATGGATACGCAGAACTCCCCGGCGGGGCGAACGAGCAGACCGACTACGGCCTGCGCGGCGGGCTGAAAGACGCCTTCCTCAAGGATGCGCAGAATTACCTGCGTAAGGTATCGCTCGAGCTGCAGGCCCAGGGTTTTGTGCCCTACACGGCGGACAACGGCAAACCGCTCAAGGTTGTCTCGGTCAACGAGTCGGGCACGGCCGGGTCCGGCGATATCTCGCTGTATGCCTACCACCCGGAAAAGCAGCATGGGATCTACCTGCATATCGGCGACACGGCGATCCGGGGCATGGTGCCGACCACGAAGTCCGGTATCGCCCTGATGATGCGCGTGGGCCACACGGGCGACCGCACCGGCACCCAGGACCACAACCGCTGGATGCCGGTCAACCTGTCGGCGGTCGACCTGGCCGAGCAGGCGGCAAAAGCCGTGCATGCGGCCGCGCTCGCCCGCAGCCGGGTTGCACAAAGCCCAACTATCAACCATACTGAAACCATTCCCGCCCCAGTTGCGGAACCGAAGGAGCAAAACAATGATTCCACCCCTGCAGCAAGTGCGCCTGCGATCGATTCGCCGGTGGCTGAAGGACAACGACCAGCAGGCAGCCACGCTGTCACTCGAGGCGCTGAACAGCCGCGCGCTGGAGCTGGACGAGACGATGCTCGAAGCGTTCGAGAGCGGGGAGGACGAGATCAAGTCGCAGATGATGCGCGAGAAGACTTGGGGGACCGACCAGGGGATGACGCGGTTCCCGACCGAGCGCCTGACGCTGTGGCAGGACATAGCAAGTCAGTTTCTGCCGACTTCCGCCCTGATCTCGGAGGACTGACCCGCGAGGGTTCCTGGTTCGACACCGCCAAGCGCAATATCGACCTGATCGAATTGGCGCTCAAGATCGAGAGCGAAGGCCGCCCGGCCACCGCCGCCGAGCAGGCCCAGCTGGCCAAGTACGTCGGCTTTGGCGCCTCGGCGATCCGCAACAAGCTGTTCCCGATCCCACCGTCCTACGCCAAGCAGCAGGATCCCAACCGCCTGATCTGGCCGAGCCTGATCGGTGAGGCAAGCTGGCGCGCGCTGGCCGAGCGCATGGAGGCGCTGCCGGCCGCCTGGCAGCGTTCGGTGCTGCAATCGTCCCAATACGCGCACTACACCAGCGAAGGCATCATCCGCTCGGCGTGGAGCGCCATGCAGCGCCTCGGCTTCACCGGCGGCAAGGTGTTCGAGCCAGGCATGGGTATCGGTTCGTTCTCGATGCTGATGCCGGACGCGGTACGCAAGACGTCGCGCTATACCGGCGTGGAATTCGACGGCCCGACCGCGCTGATCGCGCGCCTGCTGTCGCCCGAGCAGAACATGCTGCACGACGACTTCATCAAGCGCAAATTCCCGAAAGACTACTTTGACGTGGCGATCGGCAACCCGCCGTTCTCGCAGACCCAGATTTTCGCGGATCCCGACTACGAGAAGCACGGCTTCATGCTGCACGACTTCTTCTTTGCCAAATCGATCGACCGAGTGCGCCCGGGCGGCCTACTGGCGTTCGTGACCAGCAAGGGCACCATGGACAAGCAGACCGACAAGGCCCGCAAGTACCTGGCCGCGCGCGCCGATCTGGTGGGCGCCATCCGCCTGCCGTCGACCGCCTTCGAGGACAACGCGGGTACCTCCGTCGTCACCGACGTGATTTTCCTGCGCAAGCGTCTGGAAGACGAGGCGCCGGCCGGCGCGGCGTGGGCCAACGTCGCCACCGTCGACACCAAGGACGGCCCGGTGGTCATCAATGAATATTTCGCCAAGCATCCCGAGATGGTGCTGGGCCAGAACCGCATTTCCGGCGGCGCCGACGATATGGGCCGCCGGATCAACAGCAACGGGCGCGGCGCCGCCCAATACACGGTGGTGTCCTACGACCAGACCCCGGCCGAACTCGATGCCAAGTTCGCCGCGGCTGTTGAGCGCCTGCCGCAGAACGTGTATTCGGTGCTGGGCCAGTCGACCGAGAGTGTGCAGCGCGAAACGGCCAAGGTTGACTTTGACCCGAGCGTGAAGCGTGAGGGCGTGGTCTACCAGGCCAAGGACGGCGCGATCATGCGCGTGGAGCACGGCGTGGGCGTGCCCCTGGCCAGCGGCATGAAGATGACGGAAAGCGACAAGGCATGGTTCGCCAGCTATATCGGCCTGCGCGATCTGGTGAACGAGGCGCGTCTGGCGCAGGCGACGGACGGCAAGTGGGAGTCGTCGCTCAAGAAGCTGAACAAGGCCTACGACGCATTCCGCAAGGAGCACGGTCCAATCAACGATTTCCGCGTGCAAGTGCGCAAATCGACCGACGAGGATGGCAAGGAGGTGGAAACCGAGTCGCGCATCTTCAAGAACCGCCGCCGCTTCCGCGAGGACTACGATGCGGCCATCCTGACCCAACTGGAAACGATCAACGAGGCCGGCGACATCGTCAAGTCGGCATTCCTGCAGGGCCGCACGATCGGCAAGCCCATCACGCGCGAGATCAAGACCGTCGGCGACGCCCTGGCTGTGTCGCTCGATGAAACCGGCCGCCTGAACCTTGCGGACGTGGGCCGACGCATCGGCCTGAATCGCGAAGAAACCATCGAGGCGCTGGGCAATCAGGTATTCCAGGCGCCCGCCGGCGACTGGCAGCTGGCCGACGAGTACCTGTCGGGCGACGTCGTCAGCAAGCTCGAGGAAGCCGAGCAGGCCGCGCGCCTGGATGAATCCCTGTATCGCAACGTCGAGGCATTGAAGGCGGTGCAGCCCGAGAAGCTGGGACCGTCCCAGATCAGCGCCAAGCTGGGCGCCTCATGGATCCCCGAGGCGCACGTGAACGAATTCGCGGGCGAGATCGACGCGGGCGCAGTCACGTTCGACCCGAAAACCGAAACCTGGCAGGTGGACGGGGGCAACCTGCGCAGCCAGCGCCGCGCCGGCGCCGAGTACGGCACCGCCGCGCGCTCGCCGTCGGAGCTGCTGGAGTCGGCGCTGAACAGCCGATCGGTCAAGATCCTGCACGGCAAGGGAGCCGGGGAGCTGGCCGGCAAGACCGATCAGGAAGCGACCACGGCCGCCAACGAAATGCTCAAGAAGATCAAGGACAAGTTCAAGGGCTGGGTGTGGACGGACGCCGAGCGGGCCTCCGAACTGGTCGAGTCGTACAACCGGCGCTACAACAACATCGCGCCGCGCCGCTTCGATGGCTCGCACCTGACGCTGCCGGGCGTGTCACTGCGCTACACCCTGCACCCGCACCAGAAGAACGGGATCTGGCGCCAAGTGCAGACCGGCGACACCTACCTGGCGCATGCGGTCGGAGCCGGCAAGACGATCGAAATGATCGCCGGCGGCATGGAGCAAAAGCGCCTGGGCCTGATCAAGAAGCCGATGTATGTGGTGCCGAATCACATGCTTGAACAGTTCTCCAACGAGTTCATGGAACTGTACCCGCTGGCGAACATCATGGTGGCCGACGATGAGAATTTCTCGGCCGAGCGCCGCAAAGCCTTCATCGCCAACGCCACCCTGAACAACCCGGATGCCGTCATCATCACGCACGACGCGTTCCAGCGCATCGGTGTGAAAGAGGAATCGGTGGCGCCGATCCGCGACGAGATCCTGGCCGACCTCGAAATCGAACTGTCGGAAACGGCCAAGGACAACGGCGCCCGCGTGCGCCGCAGCCAGCTCGAGCAGCAGATCGAAGCAGTCACCCAGCGCTTCGACCGCATCATTTCCGCCGGCGGCAAGGATTCGACGCTCAAGTTCGAGGATATCGGCGTCGACTTCATTTTCGCCGACGAGGCGCACGTTTTCCGCAAGCTGGATTTCCACACCTCGCAGCAGATCAAGGGCATCGACCCGAACGGCTCCAAGCGCGCGCTGGATATGTACGTCAAGACCCGCTGGCTGCAACAGCAGCGGCCGGGCCGCGCCATGGTCTTCGCTTCGGGCACGCCAGTGACGAACACCATGGGCGAGCTCTACACGATCATGCGCTTCTTCGCGCCGAAGGAAATGGACCGGGCCGGCATTTCCACCTTCGACGCCTGGGCGCGCCAGTTCGGCGAAGTGGCGCCCGCGCTCGAGCCGAACGCGGCCGGCAAGTACGAGCTGATCGAGCGCTTCGCCAAGTTCGACAACGTGCCCGAACTGATGAGCCGCGTGCGGCAATTCATGGACGTGCTGACGTCGGAGCACCTGGGCGCGCTGGTCAAGCGCCCGGACCTGATCGGCGGCAAGCCGAATCTGAACATCGTGCAGCCCAGCGCGGCCCTGGAGCACTACATGAAAACGGTGCTGGGACCGCGCATCGAGATATCGAAGAAGTGGAAGCCGACGAAGGACGAGCCGAGCAACCCGGATCCGATCGTCTCGATCATCACGGACGGCCGCTTTGCCGCGATCGACCCGCGTTTCTTCGGTGGTGAGCTGGGCGAAGAGGGCAGCATCATCACGGAAATGGGCGACAAGGTCGCGGCCGCGTACCATGCCGGCAAAAACAACGTCTATCAGGACAAGAACGGCAAGGACGAGCCGATCAAGGGCAGCACCCAGATCGTGTTCTATAACATGGGCTTTGGCGAGCAGTCGCAGAAGAACCGCGGCTTCAACGCGCGCGCCGCCTTCACCAAGCGCCTGACCGATGGCGGCATCCCGCGCGACCAGATCGCGTGGTTTGACGACGCCAACACCGACGCCAAGAAGGAAGCCGTGTTCAAGGATATGCGCAGCGGCAAGCTGCGTGTGCTGATCGGCTCGGCGAAGAAGATGGGCACCGGCGTCAACGTGCAAAAGCGCCTGGCGGTGCTGCACTATCAGGATCCGCCATGGTTCCCGGCCGACGTCGAGCAGCCGCACGGCCGCATCATCCGCCAGGGCAACCAGAACGGCGAAGTGGCGATCGAGTGGTACACCACGAAAGGCACCTACCAGTCGACTATGTGGCAGATGGTGGGCCGCAAGCAGCGCTTCATCGACCAGGCTTTCAGCGGCGACAAATCCCTGCGCAGCATGGAAGACATGGGCGAGGCGTCGCTGTTCGAGCAGGCTGCAGCCGTCGCGTCGGGCGACCCGCGCGCGATCCAGCTGGCGGGCCTGAAACAGGAAGTCGAGCGCTTCGAGCGCCTGCAGGCCGCGCATGCCAGCGAACAGATCAACGTCCGCTCCGCGCTGCGCAGCGCCGAGTGGCAAGTGGAATCCGCGCAAAAGCGCATCGTCAGCTACGGCGCCGCCTTCAAGGCCATCGGCGAACGCTTCTATTCCTTCACCAGCGGCAAGGTTGGGAATCGACTGTTCGACAAGATCGGCGAGTTCGGCCAGGCCATCAAGGACGCCTTTAACGAGGTGGCCGCCGATGCCGTGCTGGGCGGCCCGGTCCAGGACCGGCAGATTGCCACGCTCGACACGCTGCCTATCACCGTCGATTCCGAATTCGATAAGACCGGCAAGAACCCGAGCGGCGAATTGTCCCTGTACGTCAACGTCGGCAGCCAGGCGCTACACATTTCGACCGCGCCAGCCTTCGGCGCCGACGTCGACGCCGTTGGCCTGGGCCGCCGGATGGTCAACAGCGTCAACGGCATCAGCTCCGACCTGAGCCGCGCAAAGTCCGATCTGGCCAGCGGCCAAACGGATCTGGTGCGCCTGCGCAAGAAGCAGGGCGCGCCGTTCGAGTATCAGCAGGAAATGGCCGAGAAATACGGGGATTTGAAGCGCCTCGAGGAAGAGCTGCGACTGGAAGGCCTGGCGAAGGACGAGCCGGCGCTGCCGATCGTGATCAACGCGGACGGCTCGAGCACCGAGGATAGCGCCGCCAGCGCGGGTGAGCAGGGGCAGGAGCTGGCATTCAGCCGCGCGCGCATCGACAGCGATGACCCGCTGGTCAACATCTTCTCGAAGATCGCACAGGACGATGCCGCATTCCGCCTGCCGACCAGCACCGGCAAGACACTCTCTGCCGTCATGGCCGATATGGCGGGCCTGTCCGTCAACGAGTTCTATGGCGCCGGCGTCGAGGAAGATCCGAAAATGCCAGTTGACCGTGTGTGGGAGGTCAGCGCACCCAGCGGCGAACATGCGTGGGTCTATCGCAACAACAAGAACAAGGAAATCTGGCTCGATATCTCGAACTGGAAAGAGGGCAAACTGGGCGCCGAGGTGTACCAGGCTGTCGCCACCTTCGCCAAGAACACCGGGCATACCTTCATCGGTGACCCGCAAGGCCTGTCCGACAAGGCACTGTACCGCCGTACCGAGCACATGATCTCGTCGGCCCTGCGCCACGGCACGACCGAGCACCTGGCGCCGCATTCGCGCCAGCGCGAGGACATCGCGACCGCCACCGGCACCCCAATGCGCCCGATCCAGTGGCGCGAAGGCGATCACGGACATAACTTGCGGGAAATGCTGGTTTCGTCCTACACTAACATCCTGCAAGTATTCCCTGAGATCGCCGATGTCCAATACAACTTCGCCAACAACCGCTTCGAGCGCGTTTCACCCGTTCGCTCATCTGCCGACGAGTTACTGGCTGACGAATCCGCTGCGGGAGAACACGCTGCTGGCGCGCGGACTGGATCCGGCGACGCTCGAGGCGCTGTCGGACGAGGATCTGACGGCGCAAATGAAGGCGATGGGCAGCTCGGCCGAGTGGATGCAGTTGCTTTCACAGACACGGATTTTAAAGCTGTTGCACAATCGGTTCGAGACGCTTATGACGCTCTCTTTCCATCCCGTCGAGGAGCGTTTACGCCTCCGCTTGGCGTGTCTGATCTTAAGAGAGCGGCGCTTGTCGGTACCGTTTTACGCGAAGAGGGATCAGGAGCAGGGCGAGCGACACTGGATCACGTTTCAAACCGGCTGCTACAACGAGTAAGCCCGCAGCTCGACTCCGTTCTCTACAGCCGTGACGCGGAATACTTCCGCGATGACGGCAATTTCCTTCCTGCGATGCCTGCCGGCGTCGACGTCGGCGCCGCCGCGCCGCTCGAACTGAGCGGCCGCGAACTGCTGGACGCCAAGAAATCGACCGAGCAGCTGAACCGCCAGCTGGCGAAGGCCGGCATGGAGCCGGTGCGCGCGCTGCGCGTGGCGCCGAACGCGAATTTCGCGCTGGCCCGCCAAATTGGCGAAGCGCTGGGCATCACGGTCAATTTCGTCAGTCGGAACCCGGAGTTCGAGGGCGTGGCGTACGATGGCATTGCCTACCTGGCTGACGGCATGCGCAACGCCGAGCTGGCGATCGCCGGCCACGAGACGCTGCACGCGCTCGAGCAGGGCAACCCGGAGCTGGGCGCCAAGTTGCGCACCCAGATCCGCGCCTACCTCAAGGATGGCGTGGTCGAGGATCGCCAGGCGCGCGAGTATGCGGCAAACGGGCTGCAGGACGTCTCGGTCGAGCAGGCCGAGGCCGAAGTGATCGCCGATATCAATGGCGCGATGTGGATGGATCCGGTGTTCTGGGCGGATCTGGCGAAGGCTGATCGCTCGCTGTTCCGCTCCGTGGCCTACAAATTCATGGAAGTGGCCGCCAAGGCCATCAAGAGCCTGCGCGGTTCGCGCTTTGACGTGAGCGCCCTGGTGCGCGACGTGGAAGCGGTGCGCGCGATCATGGTGGCCACCTGGGCCGAGCATGGCGCCAGCCGCGATGCCGCCGAACAGGCCAAACCGGCCGTGTTCAGCACGTCGAACCTGTCAGTCCCATTGCTTTTGCAGGATCGACTCACCGACACGGCGATAGCCGAAGAAGTGGAGAAACGCATCGGCCAGTTTGCGCACCAGCCCGCGATCCGGATCCGTGACAGCGCGGTTGGGGAACTCCCCGACGCGACAAGCGATGACCGGGTGGCCGGGGCGGTCCACGATGGCGCCATCTACCTGTTCCGTGACCAGCTGCCCACCCGGATGGCGGTCCAGCGGACCCTGTTTCACGAGTTGTTCCATTACGGGCTCCGACGTTTCCTGACAAAAGACGAGTATATCACCCACATGCTGGACCTCGCCGGGCGTGACGCCGACGTGGACCGGGATGCGCGCCGCTGGGCGGAAACCCCGGACGGGCGCCGCGCGGCGGCCTATGGTGGCGAAGACTATGCGCACGCCCGCGGCGTCGACGAGCTGCTCGCACAGATCGCCGAAACCAATGCAGGCGTCTTCCTCGACCAGTCGGTGCAGGCGCGCGTGCTGCGCACCGTGCAGGGCTGGCTGGCCAGCCTGGCACAGGCCTTCGGCATGAAGGCGACGGCTGCTTACTTGCGCGGCATGAAAAGCGACGAGGCACGCTCCACGATTCGCTCGATGTTCGCCAAGCTGGAGCAAGACGCGCCGGCGTCGGTCGAGCCGTGGGGCCCCGCAGCCGACACGGCGTTCCGCCGCGACGGCGTCACGGCAACTCCCGCCTTCAAGGCGTGGTTCGGCGACAGCAAGGTGGTCGACGCCGACGGCAAGCCGCTGGTGGTCTATCACGGCACCAACAAGGATATTTCCAAGTTCAAGGGCTCGCATATCTGGGTAACGGATGAGGCGGAACTGGCCAATGAATTTGTGGCCGGCGGCCGCAGAAAGATGGGGGATAAGCCCGGGCGCGGCTCGGCCGTCTACCCGGTCTATGCGGCAATACAAAATCCCGTTGATCTGCGTGGACTGGATCTGGCATCGGACGTCACCGTGCCGGAAATTCTCAAGCGCGCGGGCATTGCGCCCACCGACGCCATTCTGGAGAAGATTGCCCGGGAAAGCTTGGACAGTGGCTATGCCGGTGTTTCCGCAAGCCTTGGCGACCCGGTTCAATACCTCGTTGAAAAATACAAGGCCGGCAGTCGCTTGTCGAACCTGTTGGATAACCCAGCGTTGAAGTCCGCGCTGGAAGCCGGCGGAATTGATGGCATCCACCTGACGGAGAAATATACCAAGGGCACGCGCAAGGCCCCAATATCGGCCCAGGCCGATACATATGCCGCCTTCCATCCGGCGCAGATCAAATCGGCCACCGGCAACAATGGCGAATTCGACCCCGGCAATGCCGGCATCGCCTTCAGCCGCGCCGGCCTGGGCGAGACGCTGGCCAGCGCCGCCAACAACGTCGCGGCGCTGCGCCTGCCGGCCGGTTACCTGGTGGGCGACCTGTTCAACCAGTCCGGCAAACTGAGCTGGTGGCACAAGACCATCGGCACCATGGAAAACCTGGCCAAGCGCCGGCCGGCGTTCGCCCGCGTCTACGCCGCGGTGCAGAGCTTCCTCGGCGACGTGTCGCGCTATGCGGTCCAGTCGGCGGATCTGGCGCCAACCCTGCTGCCAAAACTGGAAGACATCGCCGATATCATCGGCAAGAACCGCAAGAAGCCGCTGACCGGCGAGGATACCAAGGCGATCGGCGGGCCGATCTTCGAGGGCACGCTGGTATGGGCGCGTGACGCCAATGACGAGCCTGTCAAGATCGCCGAACTGGAAACTTGGGCCGATACGTTGACGGCCGGACAGAAAGCGCAGATCCTGCTGCAGAAAGGGATCATCGACGATGCGCAGCACCGCTCCTGGCTGAACAGTCCGCTCAACCTCTACGAGGCGACCATCAACGTCCGGTTCAAAGCGACCCAGCTCAAGGCCGGCGTGGTGTGGTCCGATGCCGAACTGCGCCGCCTGTTCAACCTGAACGACGCGCAGATCGGGCTGTACCGCGAATTCCGCGCCGCGATCGACAAGAGCCTGACCAGCCTGACGATCAGTGAAATGATCAAGTTGGGCGGCAAGGACGCCAAGAGCATGCTGGATCAGGCGATGGCGGCGCCGGATCTGGCGTCGGCCGCTGAACTTCTGCGCGACCACTTCATCGAACTGGCGCGCATGGATCCGGAAAGGACGGATATGCACCTCGATACCGCCAAGCAGATTATGAATCTGGCGGACAAGGGGGAAGACCTGATGGACCGGGGTTATGCGCCGCTGTCACGCTTCGGCAAATACACGGTGTACGTGCAGGACGTAAATGAGGATGGGGAGGCCGAGCAGGTCTATTTCGGCATGTTTGAAACCCAGCACGAGGCCTCACGGATGGCGCGCCAGATGGCGGCCGAGCACCCGCAGGCGCAGGTTTCGCACGGCACCGTGTCCGAGGACGCCTACAAGCTGTTCGCCGGCGTGTCGCCGGAAACGATCGAGCTCTTCGGCTCCATGGTCGGACTGGACAGCCAGGCGGACCCCGCTACCAGCGAGGTCTACCAGGCGTATCTGAAACTGGCGAAGAACAATCGAAGCGCGATGAAGCGCATGATTCAGCGCAAGGGCATCGCCGGTTTCTCGGAGGACGCGGGCCGCGTGCTGGCCGGATTCATCTACAGCAATGCCCGCCTCACGGCCGGCAACGCGCACCTGGGCGAGATCGATGAGGCGATCACCGAGATCCCGAAACAGCAGGGCGAACTGACGGACGCCGCGATGCAGCTGCGCGAGCACATCCGCAATCCGGAGGGCGGCGGCAGCAAGTTGGGCGGCCTGATGTTCGCGCAGTTCCTGGGCGGATCGGTCGCCTCGGCCATGGTCAACTTGACGCAGCCGTTTACCATGACGCTGCCTTACCTGAGCCAATGGGGCGGGCTGGCGAAAGCCGGCACGCGCCTGGGCGCCGCCATCAAGGACGCCGGCAAGAAGGAAACCGGCGATGCCGGCCTCGATGCCGCGCTGCGGTGGGCATCCGACGAGGGCATCGTGGCGCCGCAGGAGGTGCACTACCTGCAGGCGCAGGCGGCCGGCAAGGGCTCGCTGCAGTCGGGCGACGGCACGCCAGCCGGCAACGCGCGCGCGCACCTGAACAACGCCATGACCAAGGTGTCGCTGGGCTGGGGCAAGTTGTTCGCCATGGCCGAGCTGGCCAACCGTCGCGTGACGTTCATCGCGGCCTACCGCACGGCCGTGGCCGAGGGCATCGCCAACCCGGCGGAATTCGCCCGCGAGGCGGTGTCGCAGACTCAGGGCACCTACAACTCAGGCAACAAACCGAAGTGGGCGCGCGGCGCGATCGGTGGACTTTTATTGACCTTCAAGCAGTATTCGGTCGGCTACCTCGAGCTGCTATCGCGCATGGCCTTCGCCGGCGAGCCGGGTTCGCCAGAGCGGGCGGCCGGCCGCCGCGCCGCGCTGTACATGCTCGCGGTCCTGGTGCTGATGTCGGGCGCCGACGGCCTGCCGTTCGAGCAGGATCTGGAGGACGCGATCGACGGACTGATGCAGCGTTTGGGCTACAACTTCTCGAGCAAGCGCAAGAAGCAGGAAATTCTGACCGACGTGCTGGGCCAGGGCGGCGCCGACTTCGCGCTCAAGGGGATCTCGAGCATGCCGGGTATGCCGGTCGACGTCGCCGGCCGCTTTGGCATGGGCAACCTGCTGCCGGGCACCGGCCTGCTGACCAAGAAGGCGTCGTACACGTCGGATCTGGGCGAGCTGGCCGGGCCTGCGGGCGATTTGGTCAAGCGCGCATTCCTCGCCAGCGGCAAGGCGCTGGGCGGCGACCTGGCCGGCGCCGCGCTCGATATCTCCCCGGCATCCGTGCGCAATGTGGCCAAGGGCGCCGATATGCTGGCCACCGGCGCCTACCACGACGCGCGCGGCTACAAGGTCAACGACACGACCGGCCTGGAAGGCATAATGAAGATCGTCGGCTTCCAGCCCAACAGCACGTCCAACATTCAGGATGCCAAGGGGCAGGCGCTGGACATGATCCAGCAGAACCGCTTGCGCTCGTCGGAGATCACCGAGCACTGGGCGCAGGGGCTGGCCAACGGCGACACGGCGATGGTCGCAGAAGCCCGGGAGCAGCGCGACGACTGGAACAAGAAGAACCCGGACACCCCGATCCGGGTCAACATGCCGGCCGTGATCCAGCGCGTACGCGCGATGAAACAGGACGCGATCAACCGGACGCAGAAGACCGCGCCGGCGGCACTGAAGGCATCGGTGCGTAACGAGCTGGCGGAGGTTCGGGGATAAGCTCCCGCGCAAGTAAAAAGCCCCGGGGTGATACCCGGGGCTTTTTTTCGTCTAGTGGATCGCTTCCCACAGGGCGGGCTGCATGCTCCTGTACCGCTCTTCAAAGCGTTCGGACCATGGGAACTGGCCGCGCGTATCTGGCAGCACAAGCTGCAAGACCGTGGGAGGCAGGGGGCGGCCCGCATAATAATTGAACAGCTGCACTGTGTAATCAGCCGCTTTCTCCGTAGCGATCGACTTGGCGGCTATCGGCAGATGCGAGAGCACGTCAACAATCAGATCGCTGTCGCGGTACACGTCGCCCTGCTTGATTCGCGCGACCAGGTTGTGCATCACGATATGCGCCATTTGCGGCGGCAGGCCGAAGATCAGCAATTCCGGATGCTTGGCCGATTCGGTCAGTCCGACCGTATAGGCGAAGCCGGGCGATTTCTCGCTGGCGAATACCGCCATCACGGAAAAGCCATGCTCGGCAATTAGCCGGCCGAGGCGGCTGTCATCCATTGGCGGCCTCCACCGTCGTGGCGACCGTACCCGCGTCGCGGCGATAGTTTTTGATCACGTTGCCGTCCTTATCGAAATAGCGGGTTTCCCACCAGGGATGGCAATTACTCGAACCCTTCCCATATTTGAGTCGGTTGGTAAAGACAACGTCCAGATTGGCGCTGGAATTCATGCCAACGATCGTTCCCATATCGCCCGCGACTTCGATCTGCATGCCAATGCGAACCCAATCCATGCCTCGGCAGCGGATCATATCGGCGATAAACTGGCTGGCTTTGCTCATGCGGCCTCCCTGGAAAGTCGGGGTTCAATAATGGCATGCTCAACGGGCCGGAAAATTTCCTCCACGCGTGGCGATTCCAGAAATTTATCCTTGATGACCACGCGCAGGCCTTTGCCGAGCGTGCGGAAGAAGCCATAGGATTTCCAGTTACACGGCTTGCCATCGCGCACCGTGCCGGCGTCGCATTCATACGGGTTATTGGAGTGGCCATCGCATGACGGGCAAACGTATTTCCCCGATGGGTAGGCCGCTTTAAATGCAGCCAGTGTGTCAAACATCGCCACGTCGGCAAGGCTCGGGAAGTTGGCCTCTTGGTAGAAGTTGATGGCGTTCACGTTGCGGCAGCTCTCGATGGCGGCCAGCACGGCATCCTGGGTCAGACCCAGCGCGGCGGCGTATTCCGGCAGCACGCGGTCGAGCAGGGCGCGCACGCTGGCGGCGCGTTCCTCTCCGATGCGACCCGCCCATCCGGCGATGCACTCGGCGGCTAAGGCGTTAATGGTTTCAGCCATCGTTTTCTGCGGCGCATTCGCGATCGGGTTGCAGCCCGGCGCATTATTTGTCTTGGTTGTCATAGCTGTTTTCTGAGGAAATTAAACGCGTGCGCTCTCGAGTTGGCCGGCTTCATTCAGTTTGGCCGCCCACTGGGGCATGCGGCCGCGCCCGGTCCACTGGTTTTTAGGCTCCGATGGGTCACGATATTTCACTGCCACCGTGCCGGGCGCTTTCGGCGCTTTCATGCTGTCCATCAAATCTTTCAGGGGGACGCCGACACTGCGGGCGATCTCGTTAATCTGGGCGCGCGCGTTGTTCACGGCTTCCGCTTCGCGGGTCGCGATCACGCGGGCGACGGCGACTGTTAATTCTTTCAGTTCTGGCAGCGACAGGGAGGACGCCAGTTCGGTCAACTCGGACAGCGACAGCAGGGAAGCAGCAGGGGTATTCATAGGTTTTTTCCTTGGGTTAGCGGGTGAGTTACAATAAAACGTTGTAACGATACCCGCTCAGCATCCACGCTGTCAAAGATTATTTAAATAAAACGTCACAGCTGGCTTTAAATCTGGCTTTAAAGCCAATTGCCGAAGCGCTTTAAATGCCGATTTAAAGCATGTGGAGAAAGGGAGGCGCCCTGCGGAGAACCCGCAGGACGTGGAAGATCAGGCTGCCAGGGAGACGATCTGGGCGTGCACCTGGCGCGGCGCCTCTTGGGGTGCATCGCGCTCGCGGCGCCGGTCGCGGGCGCGGATCTCGCGGCGCTGCGGCCCCTGCGCGGCGAGGATCTGGTCGAGCAGCGCCTGCACGTCCTGCGGTTCGACGATGAGCTCCTGCGTCTCCGGCCGTGCCGCGTACAGTTGCGCGAACAGCGGTAGCCGGTGCAACTCGCGGATGTCGGACTCGACGTATTCGGGCGCGGTGTCGCGCCAGCTCATCGACCGAAGCTCCGGCATCCTGACCACTTGGCTGTTGCGCATGGCGGCGCGCTGGATCTCGATGTGTGGCAGGTGCATATCTCGCGCGGCATACCACGCGGCGCTCTGCCGGCTGAAATCGGATTCGCCCGAGTCGACCCAGCCGTACCCGCATGCCCGGTCCATGCGATCGCTGCGCAGCTGCTCCCAGCCGTTCAGGCGCCCGAACAGCGACAGGCCGAGCTCCTTGTGGTGCAGCACCGCATTTTTGCCCAATGGGTCGCGGAAGTCCTCATCCAACGCGAGATCCCAGCCAAACCGGCCCAGGATGTACGTGTTGGTGAAGAACCCAAGCAGCTGGACCGGCACCGGCTCCGACTGCATCAGGTAGGCGCGATTAGGTGAACGAGCCATCGGCGATGCTGGCTTTCAGGTCGTCGACTTCCGCCTCGCAGTTGCGCACCACCTGGCGCGCCGCCTCGAGCTTGCGCAGCGCATTGACCAGCGCGCCCTTGGCCTTGGTGGTGCGCTCGGCGACGATCTGTTTCTCGGCGTCGGCGACCACGCCCGTAATATCGATAAGACTCATGCAGTTCTCCTTGATGGCGATGTGGGAACGGCAGTATGCCTGCGTGCACCGGGAAACTTGGATAGTCTACGCTCGTCGCGGACTCGGCGCCCGCCCGCAGGCGTCAGGCCGCTTCCGCCAGCTTCTCGTCACAGTCCCCGCAGCGCAGATTCAGCCCGGGCTTGCCCCACACGGCGACGTCGCAGCTGCAGCTGTATTTCGAGCGGTTGCTCTTGTTGGCGCCGCCTGCGGCCGTCGCCGGCGCGGCCAGCTGGAGGCCGCTGTCGGCGGCGATCGCGCTCGCCGCCGGCGGCAGATTCAGCACGATGCCGGGCGCCGCGGCGCCGGTGGCCGGCGGCCGCAGGGCGGTGAAGCGGTCATACCACGAGATCTTGAAATCGCTCGTGAGCAGCTTGGCGCACACGGCCAGGAAGCGGCCGCCGGCGATCGGGTAGTCGGCCACCTTGTCGCCGGTCTTTTTGCCGCCGGGCAGGCCGGTGGACGAGGGCATCAGTCCGATGGCCTCCATCTTGTCGCCCCATTCCTTGTCGTGATAGCGCCCGCGCGCCGGCGTGCCATGCTGGTGCTGCCACAGGTGCGCCATTTCGTGCGCGATGGTGGCCATGATTTCGACCAGCGGCACCACGGCGAAGCACTCCGGGTTCAGTGCGATCTCGTGCAGCTTTTCGCCCTGGCGGTTGCCAAAGCGGCCGGGCGAGAAGTAACCCATGGTGCCCGCTTTGCGTTGCAGTGTCAGCAGGCAGTCGCCCAAGCTGTTGTCGAACAGCTCGGCATTGAACGTGTCGTAGGCCTGCTGCAGCTCGGCGTAGACGATCGCGGTTTGTTTCATGGCGTGTATTGTGCAATACAAATATGGAGGAAGATGAATTCTATCAACTTTTGTATTGTGCAATACAAATAATGAGCAAAGACAGGCGCGATATCAATGCTTTGTTGCAGATGGTTGCCGGTCGGCTAATATGTTTGCTAACGATGCTTGCCGTTTACTAAATCATAACGTAACATAACATTAGTAACATATCATAACGTAACATAACTGGGGTGAGCGATGGGTCGAGAGTCGGCAATTACATATGAACAAGTGGTGGCAGCGGCGGACGCGATGAAGGCGGGCGGGCTGCGGCCGACGTCCCGCGCGATCCGGGAGCGACTGGGCAATACGGGGAGCATGGGCACCATCAACAGGATGCTGGGGGAGTGGAAAGTGGGCCAGGAGCACGCGATCACGAGTGCCCTCGTATTGCCGTCCGGGATCCAGCGCGCCATCCTCGAATTCATGGGTCAGGAACTGTCAGCAGCGAAGGCGGCGCTTGAAGCCGACTTGGCCGAGCAGCATCAAGAGGTGGCCGATCTCGCCACCGAAAACGAGCGGCAGGCCTCGGAGATCGATGGCCACATCGCCGCTGTCACGGCGCTGCAGGTGGAACTGGCGATGCTGCAGGGGCGCGCTACCCAGGTAGATCTCGACTGCCATGCCGCGCAGGCCGAGGCCGAGCGGGAGCGCCAGGCGGCCGAGAGCGCGCGTACCGAACTGGCGAAAGCGATGTTGCGCCTGGAATCCATGCCGCGCCTCGAGGCCGATCTCGGGACGGTGCGCGCTGCGCTGGAGTCTGAGCAGCGCGCCCGCGTGGCCGCAGAGCAGAGCGCGGCCGTGCTCGCGGCGCAGCTGGTGGGCTGCAATGACCGTGGCGCCGAGCTCCAGAACCGCGAAGCCAAGGGGCTGGCGCACGCCGCCGAGCTGGAGCATCAGCTGCAGGCGGCGACGGCCGATGCCGGCAAGGCCCGCGCCGCGGCGCAGACGGTCGAGCAGCAAGCAGCGGTATTGGCGGCAAAACTGGAGGCCAGCGACCAGCGCGGCGCCGAAATCGAAGCGCGGGAGCAGGCGGCAATCGCGCGCTGTGGCGAGCTCGAGCGCCAGATCCAGGGGTTGACGCGAGAAGTCGGCACGGCCAACGTGGCGGTGCAGGCCAGCCAGGCGCGACTGGAAAGCGCCGCCCGGGAACTGGATGGGGCGAGAGAGCAAATGCGCACGGCGCGGGAGGACTCCAAGCGGGCCGGCGAAGAGGCGGCCGAGCTGCGCGGGCAGCTGGACGCGCGCGGCAAGGACAAGCAGTAACGCTGCTGTTCCCTCTCCCGGCGCCCTGCTACGGCGCTGCGCGTGGCTTGCTTGGCCAGGCCAGCAGCAGGGCGCCGCCGGCGAGCGAAAGCGCGCCGATGACCGGGCGCGACACATCGAACAGCAGGGCCAGTGGCCAGCCGATGATCAGCGCGACGAGTATCGACATGCTGATCCAGGTAACAAATTTCATCGTGGTTGCGGCCGCTGCCAGTAGTTGATTTTTTGCAAGTATAGCCCGGCGTCGACGCCGCCGGTTGCAACAATACGGTTCAACCGGCGGGTGTGAATGCGTGATTATTGCCCATAATCACGCATTCACCATTTGCCAACTTTTTCAGCGTAGAATTACCCAATCGTCAATCGCCCTACCCCATAGGATCGCCATGCACACTCTGCAAATCAGCATCCCCGAAGACCTTGATTTCTCCGCCCTGAAATTAAGCCGCCACCTTGAAAGCGGCGACATCGAATTCGACTGGGCACCCGTCGACGCCATCTGCGCCGCCTCCGGCATCGACCCGGATGTCTTCCGGCAGACCGCCGAGGACAACCTGGCCAGCTTGATCTCAACGTGGTACCACATGCACCGCGAACTGGGCGGCGCCGCCGACCCGGTGGCCGAGCAGATCACCGCCGAGATCGAGGCCGAAGCGATCGCCGGTATCGCCGGTGTTCAGGAGGCGTCGGGCCGCCTGCAATAGCGGTCCGATGGACAGCAACCAGTCGCGCCCGCCAGCGCGATTCCAGCCGGCCACCGCGCTGGCCAGCCCTCCCCTACTCCCTGGCGCGCTCACGCACGCCGACACTGACGCGCGCCTGGTGCGACTATGGCTGCAACGCCCCAACCTCTCCCCGCGCACCATCCGCGCCGCCGACAAGGAGGCGCACCGTTTCCTGCTCTGGTGCGGCGCACACGGTCTGCAGCTGCGCACCGTCTACTACGAGCACCTGCTGGCCTACGCCAACTTCATCAGCCAGCCCGAACCAGCCGACCAATGGATCGCGGCGGCGAAGTACCCGCGCACCGATCAGCGCTGGCGTCCCTTCCTTGGCCCGCTGTCCGAACCGTCGCAGCGGCAAACGCTGGTGATCCTGAAAGGATTGTTCGGCTGGGCGCGCGCAGCCGAGTACCTGGCCCACAATCCGGCCAAGCTGCTGGGTAACCTGGCGCTGTCGGGCGAGGAAACCGTGTCGCGCTTCCTGCCCTCCCCAGCCATCCCGTTGCTGCTGGCGGCCGTCGAGCAGCTGCCGTGCGATCGTCCAGGCGAAGCGATCCGCAAGGCCCGCGCCCGCTTCATCATCCTGGCCTACTACCATTCCGCCGCTAGGCTGAACGAGCTGGTGCAGGCGGACATGCGCAGCATCGCGCGCGAGCGCGACGGCCGCTGGTGGCTGCACGTTCTGGGGAAAGGAAAGAAGAAGGGCAAGGTACCGGTGACGGATCAGCTGCTGGCGGAGTATCAACGCTACCGTGAAGCGCTTGGTTTGAGTGCCCTGCCCCGGCACGATGAATCATTGCCGCTGCTACTGGCGTCACGCGGGCCACAACGCCGGGCCAGCCACTACACGATTGCCCGCGCAATCAAGCTCGTCATGAAAAGCGCCGGCGCGCTGGCCAGCGCCGATGGCAACCCCGAACTCGCGCGGCGGATTGAGCAAGCCTCCACGCACTGGTTGCGGCATTCCTCGCTCACGCACCAGCTCGACGCCGGGATGCCGCTGACCACCGTGCAGCGGAACGGCCGCCACGCGCACATCAAAACCACGGGGCGTTACCTGCATAAAGAGGATGATGCTCGCCACAACGAAACGCAGGACGCTTGGGTGAAACTTTACACAGAGGGCGATTATTCAAATTGAATAATTCGTAAGTCATTGATTTTTAATGGCGTGATGGCGGAATATCCGCTGACGCACTTCGTTTGTCGCCCGTCGAATTTGCTTCGCAAATCAAGCAGCGCTGTCGCGCTGTCGAAGCCGGGGCGGTTTCTTGGGGTTGCTCGTAAGATCATCCATCATGAATATTCGGCATTCTGGCTATCGCAGCGAAAGAGGGCAGGATCTTTGCCTCTGGCTCAACAAATGACAAGGCCCCAGTTACCTGATGTGCAGCATACTTAACATCGCGGTTTGCGGCCGGTGGTGGCGCCAGGCTGATGGTCGGAGGGGGAGTGGAGGCAACGACATGCTTATATTTGGCTATGGTCTGCCTGGCTAGACCAGTGGCACGTCCGATAGCTGCTTGAGTCAGTGTCTCGCCGCGCGCCTGCAATAAGCGACATGCGGCGCGGATCTTCGCTTCCGTGACAGATTGGCGCTCTTGGTGCGTGCGGGTCGCGGCGCGCTTTTGGCGCTCGGCCAGCGGCAACTCGGCGTCAAGCTGCATCACGCCGCGGTTTGCGCGACGAGAGCCGGTGTAATGCTCCCATGTCCACCTGGCGACCGATTTCACCGTCGCGCGGACTGATGACAGCGCCAGATTCGCGGCGAATCCGAGATGCAGGAACTGATTCTTGCTGTGCGCATAGGCGTCCACCATGCGTGTGAAGGAGGCGAGGGTGCCGCTGGCACGTTCGCGGCCCACAATCGAGTAGGCGTAGTGACGAAGGTACTCGAACAGCGTACAGTGGCGGGAATGCGCAACCTCATCCAGCTGGACGCCTTTGCTCCAAGGGCTTGTCGTTACCAGATCCACGTAGTCGGCCAGATCGCCCAGTTCATAGACGGTGCTGTGCAGTTCGTGCGTCAGCCACCATGGATGGCCCGGGGTCTTGGCCACCGGCCCCGAATGATATTCCGGGTCGGCTGACAGCTTGGCGGCGAATGCCTCATAGACCGCCTTCATATAGGCGATCGGCCCGCCACGAGCTGCTGCCGTCGTGCACACTGGCGTGATGGCATAGTAAAGATGGCTGTGCCCGTTCTTTCGGTTGCGCACGATCAGATTCGGCGCCGGCAGACCGGCGTCCTCCCAGCGCCAAGCGTCCGCGTGGTCGAGGTCAAAAATCAACCAGCTCACAAAGCCCGGGCGGTTTATCTGCATATACGGGTAACGTATCGCGTACTCACGTGGTCTAATTCGCGTCGCCGTCTTATCGTCGCTGCAGCGAGGCAGGTAAGGCGCTTCCCGCAGAATGCGGTTAAGCGCCGTTCCCGCCTGGAAGAAGCGAACCTCTTCCGATTTTGGAACGTGCATAGCCATCCTTGCCCCTGGAGGGGGTAAAGTTATTGACAGCCATACCAAGGGGGACTAAGATGAAGTTTCTCAGGCCTCGGGGTCTTTGGTCCCCCTTGGTACAGCATCTAATTGTTTAAAAACGCCTCGATCGCCAAATCGGGGCGTTTTGCTTTCTAGGGTGGGTTTCAGTGGCCCATATTCATCCTCGTAGAAATGACAAAAACCCAGCCGAAGCCGGGTTTTCAATTAATAGTTGTTCCTCACGCGATTATTCAATTTGAATAATTCGTAAGTCATTGATTTTATTGAAATCAACTATTGCTCTCCTGCTGAATTAACGTCCGCAGGAACGATTCTATTTTGTCGCGATGCGCTTCGAGATCCAAATTGCGGTCTGCCAAGCGAATAGTAATATCGCGCTTCTTCACTATTGTAACGTATGCAGTATTGCCGGAAGAGTTTGAAATGATGCGATTGGGCACATCTTTTTTTTCGTCGTTCAGCCTGGAAATCTGCTGAGCCACCCAGGCCTTCAAGCCATTTTGATCGGCGCCTTCTTTGAATCGCTTGACGCCCTCCACGATTGTCGCCGTATGTTCTGGGTGGGCCTTCCACAGCGCTTGGATATTGGCGGCGGCGGACACGCCAAACAGGCCGGGATCATCATCCAGCAGCGCAAGAATAGGCGAGGGCAGTTCCAGCATCGACAGGCACTTGGACACGAAGCCCTGAGACTTGCCGACTTGTACTGCCAGCTCGGACTGGGTATTCGCCAGCTTCTCATCCAGTCGGCGGCGGAAGCTGCAGCCGTACTCGTAGTCGTGCGGCGGAGTGCCGGTGTTATCGATCAGGACAGCGGCAGCGGCTTCCTTGTTGGACAGGGCGACAATCAGCACGCGCGCCTCTTCCCATCCAATGCTCAGGGCCGAGTACTTGCGGGTATGCCCTTTGACAACTTCTGCGCGCCCTGGTGTGACAATCCGCACCTCGATGGGGTCAACCTGGCGCGTGGCCAGCATGGACTGGCCAATGGCATCTACGCGCAGTGGATCAATCTTGAGGCGCGTCTGGTAGGGGCTATCATCCAGTAGGTCCAGGCGCATCATCATTTCGGTGCCCGGGACCGGGGCTGTTGGGCCGCTCGGCGCATCCTGTGGCGCGAATGCCGCAGATGGAGTGATGCCGGTGGCCGGCACGACACGCCCGGATTGGATTAATCCGGATACCTTGAATCCTGGCTTGCTCACGCGGCTTCCTCCAGCTGGGCGGCCGGGCCGGCGCCGGCCAGGCGAATACTGTAGAGGCGAGTGAGGGACTTGGTCAGGTCGATAATGTCGCGTGCACCGCCGCTATTGGGCTCCTTTTCCAACACCGGACCATTGGTATGGATGCTATCCGGGTCGGTTTCGCGCAAGAAGCCGACGAAGTCGCGCACGATGGTGTCATTAATCTTGTCCGGATACTTCGCCAGTAACTTGGAGAGGGAGAAATTGTGCGGTTTTTTCGTCTGGTTGTACTGATTCACGACGATATGCACGTCCAAGTTGATGCCCTGGCGGTTGAAGGCGGCATTGATCTCCTGCACGTTCGACGCCAGCACGTCCAGAGCTGCGATTGCTTGGCCCTCCGGCGATACCACGGTCAGTAGCGTTTTGCTGGCCACCATGAACGTGGTGGAGAGTAGGGAGGCGCCCGGAGCCGAGTCGATGACGATCACATCATATTTGCTAAAGAATTCCTGTTCCTGCTCCAGCAGGCGCTGGAATGCGAATTCACGGTTCATGATTCCCATCAACCAAGTGTCATCCACCATCGTGATATCGCTGGGGATCAGGTCGAGCATGCCCCCAGGGTAGACCGAGCGCACCGCTTGCTCAGGATTGGCAGGCTCGTTGCGTGCTGCGCGCTGCATCAACTTGGACACGTGGGTGATCTCTTCTTCCAGCCAGTTGATGCCGAACAGGGAGGTCAACGATGCCTGTGGGTCGCCGTCAATCAGCAGCACTTTGTAGCCGGACAGGGCAAGGCAACTGGCAACATTGCCCGTGATGGTCGTCTTTCCGACGCCGCCCTTGGCCATGCGCGTATCAATGATCGGGGGAAGGTTGCGCGGTCGCGTGGCATCTTGAGGGATGCCCAGTAGATCCATGCGGATATGCCGAATTTCTTGCGCCGAATACAGCTTGTGTGAGTTATCGGTCGAGTCGCGGTAGCGAGCGCGGAACGTCTTGGGCGTGCCCGTGAAGCCGGTCAACTCCATGGCGAGTTTCGCCTTCACCCCATCAAAAGATCGCATAATTTGCCTTGGTTCAAAAATAATGTTGCCTATCATATCTTTCTCAAGGGTTCTTTTCAATACGGTTTTTGAAAAATAAAGGGGAATCTGCAAAAAAAGGGCGTTGCTACGATTGCTTGGTCGCCATGGCGTGTACGTCGATGGCTTCTCGGAGGTCGGCATGCCAGTCATCGCTGCCTAGAATCCTATAGGCAGTTGCTCCATCGGCCGTGCCTCGCAGGAAGCCACCTGCAGTTGCAAGGTGGTCCAGCCGTTGCGCATCCGTCAGCTCGGGGATGGCAGTCATGCTGCGGCCGCAGTGCTCAGTAATTGGCGCATCATGGCCAAGTTTGCGGCGGCCCCAGCAGGGAGCCCCTTTCCAGCGATCTCGTGCGCAATGCGACGGGTGGCGCAGCTGGCCAGCGCGCGTTGTTCGGCGGCGGCATGCGCCTGTTGCCGCTCGATGCGCGCAGCGGCAGCGGCGAACAAGTAAGCGGCGTGCTCGATGGCGGCCGCACTGAAGTCGTAGCCGGGCGCGGCGATGCGCAGCTGCGCCTGCTTGAGCTGGTGCAGGCGCGTGATGGGCCGCGCCCGGTGCTCAGCTTCCAACGCGAAGCCCGCCAGGTGGCGCATCGGCGCCGGCACATTGCAGGCGCGGCCGATGAAGCGCTGCAGGCGCCGAGGGGCGTAGAAATCGTCCTCGGTGAGCAGGGTGTACACGCAGCCAGGTGCAACGATGCCCAGCGCGGGCTGATGCCAGTAACCGGCACGCATGCGTGCCAACTCGGTCGCGGGACAGTGAGCCATTATTCGCAGGTGCTCGGCCAGGTCGACGCGGCGGTCGCCGCCGGCGCCGGCTGCTGAAGTGGATTGGTCATGGCGTGCACTCTTGAAGGTAGTTGTCGATGGTGGCCAGCAGGTCGGTCCGATACCCGCCCAGCGTCAGGGCGGTCATCGCATAGCCTTCGCTCGCGACGATCGCGCGTAGCTCGCGCAGGGCGCCAGTGGCCCGCTCGAGCTTCTGCAGGGTGGCGCGGGCCGACTGGGGCGGGGCGGGTGTTGCGTGGGTTGTGGCGGCCGGCACGGCTATGCTTGCATTTCCGAGCGGCAGGCGAGCGGGGCGGGCGAGCGGGGCGAGTGCATGGCGATGACGTTCGCGCAGACAAGGACGGTGCCCACGACGAGCAGCACCAGGGTGTAAAGCCGTTTCATTGCGGGGTCCAGTGGCTCAAGGCAAGGGGGAATGAGGCGGGGCGGTATGGGGTGCGAAAGCGTACTCTGCATGGATCCTCGGTCGAAGGTGGCGCCCTGGTGGGCAGGCTGGCGCCGGTTCGGCAAGAGCGCCAACAGGCAAGGCGGCTTGTCGAGTCTCCCCAGAAACGCAGTAAGGCAGCGGGCGGAATGCCCGTCTGCCACCGCCTCGCGGCCGCCTTGCCTGTTGGCGCTAAAGAGGCGCACAGGCACGAATAATTGCCAGGCAGATACTACAACTAAAAATTGCAGATGCGCAAGCATGTTGTGACGATTTATTTAAAAATTGTTACATGGCAAATGTTGCGATACTTACGCGATACTTGGGGGGCTTAATGCTCCTTTAATTGCCCTTGATGGATGGCGAGAGGTAGGGGCAGAGTGCGCGGTATACGTGGAACAACAACTTGATGGAAGAAAATAGAATGCGCGGTATAGGTTCGAGTAATACAGGGAGCGGCCCAGTTGGCGCGATTGATATTGGCAACATGGCACCGGATGAGGGGCGCCAGTCGCTCCTGGCCGCGTTTGACCGCGCCTCGCCGGCAGACCAGGCCTACGTGGTGAAAGTCGTGCTGTCGCTGACCGCAGTAGGCGACGAGGCTGTCGCAGCGGACGACGCGGCCGCCAGGGAGGCGCAGCTCGAGCGGGCGCGCCCGGGGTTACGACTTGTGCCGGGCGCGGGTCTTCGCCGGCAGGGCTTCAGGGGGTAGTCGCTCCGCATGGAGGGCGGCAGCGCGCAGCTGCCGTCTACCTGTTTCGCTCAACTCACGATACAGGGTCAGCAGGTCGGCCTCTTCGAGCAGTACATACATCAGTATCCACTCCATAGGCGGCGGCGGTAGTGGCGCCGGTGGCGTATGCGGTGTGCTGCCAAATTTCAAATACTCCGGGGTCACGTTCAGATATCCGGCCACCTTGCGGAGGACGCGATCGCGTGGGAATTGCATTCCCTTTACCCACTTGTTGACTGCTTGCGGGGTGCACCCGATGGATCGGGCCATTTCCGATTGGTTTCCCCCGTTTTTCGTTTTCAGGGCCGCTTCCAGTCTCGCTGCGAACTCTTTGGTTGCCATATCGTCATACTTCTTCATTGGGTGGAGCATACAGCGAGAATCGCGCGTTTACACTACAACAATTCGTTGCAAAAACTAGTGTTTATCTGTAATAATTCGGTTAACTTTCTTACTGGGAAACAATGTTGGAATCAGGTATCGCAAAAGCAGTGCGCTTGGCGGAGAGTCAATCTGCCCTTGCAAGGTTGCTCAAGTGCACACCGCAGTGCGTGCAGCGCTGGGCCAAGCAAGGATTCGTGGCCGCAAAGCGCTGCAAAGATGTTGAGGCCGCACTGGGCGGGCGCGTGACGAGGGCGGAGCTCAACCCGTCGACGTTCGGCCCGGCAGCGCTGGCCTGATACATCAGCACGGCAATTTTTTCGATTTACATAGCATAGGAAAGTAATGACAGATAACACCGCAAACAGCACAGACGAGCTCGAATTCAGCAGGACGGCATCCTTCGAACTGGAGCCAGTATCCCCCGAAATAGCCGCGCGGTCACGCAAGAATCAAGCCGTTATCTTGCAGACAATTAATGATGTCACGGCGGCAGCGATCGCCGAGACGATGAACGTGCACGAATCCTCCGTGTCGCGTTTTAAATCGGGCGGCGGCTTGGCGTTTGCCGCCCGCCTGCTGGCGAGCGCCGGCCTGAAAGTTGTCCCGGTGGATGCCATTGTCTTTACCCAGTCAGACGTACACAAATGATGCCGCCGCGCCAGCACGCGTAAAAACGCTGGACGAAAAAAAGCCCGGCTGCAACCGGGCTTCCCTCTTACTTCACTTGACTGCCATGACAAAACGAACTTTACCACAACCGGACGCCGCATGCCTTGCTGTTGTCCTCGATGTGCTGGCGACCACAGAGGCGCCGTTGTCCCTGCCCCTCATTCAAAAAACGATCCGGGCTAAACATAAGCTCACAGCCTCCGAGATCCGGGCCGCCGTGAACGCCCTGGTGGCGGACGAGCGGGTCGATAGCGAGCAGTTCAGCCTGGCCCAGCCCCGCGTGTACTTTCTCCCCAGTCGGCCGCCACGCGGCGCAATCTGGACGCCAGCCAGCCAGGTGCCGCGCATCGCCCCGGTAGTGCCGCGCCAGCCTGGCATGAGCGCCTTCGCCATGTTTGCCGCGCAGCACGAGCAACTGCTGGACCACCAGCGTGCTGGCGCCGCGCCAGCCGCGGCGCCCATCGTCCGACCCGGCGCGCTCGAACACCCAACCGAGATCGCCGTGCTCGAGCACGTCAAGGCAAATCCGAATGTCGACGTCGGCGGGATCGCGCTCGCCATCAATGTTCAGACTGAACTGCTGTACCCGGTCATGCAGAAGCTGAAACGCACAGGGCAGATTTGCTCCGCCGGCCGCGTCGGCAATAGCAACCAGTGGCGGGCTGTCGTATGCTGATCGGCTACGCAAGTACCATCGAAAAGTTCCGCGAGCGCACCGCCGCAAGCGTCGCGTATGTTCACCGCAAGCAAAAATGCGCCTGTGGCAAAGAGGCGCCGGCCAAGCAGTTGACCCAATACGGCAAGTGCGTGGCGTGTGTCCGGCTCGCGGCCGCAGCGATTCCGGAGGCGGCATGATCGACACAATCAAGCCGGTCCTGCGCTACCACGGCGGGAAGTTCCGCCTGGCCCAGTGGATTATGTCGTTCTTCCCCGATCACAGCTGCTATGTCGAGCCGTTCGGCGGCGCGGCCGGCGTGCTGATTCAGAAGGAACGCGTCTATGCCGAGGTCTACAACGACCTCGATCGGGACGTCGCCAATTTCTTCGCTGTGCTGCGCGATCCTGAGCTGCGCCGCCAGTTGATCGAGGCCGTTGTGTTCACGCCCTACGCGCGCACCGAGTTCGAGCAGGCCTGGGAGCCCACAGACGAGCCGATCGAGTCCGCGCGCCGTCTGTGCATCCGTGCCCAGATGGGATTCGGATCCGCCGGCGCTACTAAGGGGACGACGGGCTTTCGCATCGACACCAAGCGCGAATACGGTACGGCCCAGCACCTATGGGCGCAATACCCGGCGGCGCTGGCGGCCGCCGGCGAGCGCCTCACTGGCGTGCTGATCGAAAACCGGCCGGCGCTCGAAGTGATCGCCGCCCACGACGCCCCGACCACGCTGCATTTCGTGGATCCGCCGTATGTGCACGCGACGCGGACCCATGGCGGCCGCAAGGGCTATCGCCATGAAATGAGCGACGAAGACCACCTCGAACTGATCGAATCGCTCGGCGAACTGGACGGCTTTGTCGTCCTGTCGGGCTACGATTCGGACCTGTATCGGTCGCGCTTGGCTGGATGGACCCGACACTGCACAACGTCCCGCATTTCAGGGGGGCGCGGCTCCGTGCTGCGCAATGAGGTTGTCTGGGTCAACCCGGCCTGCAGCGCCGCGCTCGCGCGCGAAGCTGCACAGCAGAGCTTGTTCGCATGAGGCGCGACCCGATGAATCGCAGTACCGCAGCGATCAAACGCTCCCCCATCGCCCCCAGTTCGGCGCCGATGGCCCGCTCGGCCATCCAGCCGGGCTCGTCCCAGCTGACCCGGTCCAGTCCTATGGTGCGCTCGGCGATTCAGCCCGGCCCGGCCCAGCTCGTGCGCGCGCCGATGGCATGGGCACAGGTCACCCGCTCCGAGACGCGGGTGGCGGCGCCGCTGCCGCGCAAGCGCGGGCTGCGATCGCGCGGGCCAAGGATGACGCCTATCCGCCGCTCGGCAAAGAACGAGGACTGCACGCTGAACATCCCCGGCCTCTGCGAGAACAAGACCGACACGACGGTGTGGTGCCACTCGAATCTCTACACCGATGGAAAGGGAATGGGCATCAAGGCCGATGATGAAGCCGGCTGCTATGGGTGCGCGATCTGTCACGCGTTCTATGACGGGGGATGGACCAGCTATCCGGGCATGACCCGCGAACTGGTCGAGCAGTATTTCGCAATCGCCCGCGCCAAGAGCCGTCTGAAATTGAAGCACAAAGGATTAGTTGAATGAGTATTGTTTTAATGACACAGGCATGGGCTTCAACAATGTCTTCGGGCAAAAAGTTCGTGCTGCTCTCCCTGTGCGACAACGCCAACGAGCAGGGCATGTGCTATCCGTCCGTCGGACTGATCGCGCAGAAGTGCACGATGGGCGAGCGCACCGTCCAGCAGCACCTGCGCGCCCTAGAAGAAGAGGGCATCATTCGCCGCGAAATGCGCGCCGGACGTCGCACCTGGTACTTCATCCACCCCGAGCAATTCCCGCAAACCCCCGCAGATAATGCACCCCCGCAGTACCCGCACCCCGCAGATGACGACGTGATACCCCCGCAAGATTTGCCAAAAACCCCCGCAAAACTCGCACCCAGAACCGTCAAGGAACCATCACAGAAGCGTCAGGTGGTGCGCGCTGCGCGCTTACCCTCCGACTGGGTACTGCCGAAAGCTTGGGGAGAATGGGCAATGCAACACTGTCCCGAATGGACCGTCGAGCAGGTCCGGCAGATCGGCGAGAAGTTCAAGGACCACTGGATCGCCTTGTCCGGACAGCGGGCCAACAAGACCGACTGGCTGGCCACTTGGCGCAACTGGTGCCGCAATGAAAGCGCTCGCCAGCCGGCCGCCGGTGGCGCCAAGCAGGGCGGCGGAATGTGGTGGGCCAGCGACACGTCCATCCTGGCCAAGGGTGCGGAGCTGAACCTGCGACCGTATCCGGGCGAGGCCATGCCGGCGTTCAAGGGCCGCGTGCAGGCCGCCATCGACAACGGCGGCGTGGCTCCAGCGCCGAAGCCGAGCGTATTGCCGCCGCTGCCCGTGCCAACTGCTCCAGCCTCGTCCGACGGCAAGCGCGTCAAGCCGGAAGGCCTGGACCTCAAATCGCTCATCAGCAAAAACTATAAACGTATTAACAATAACTAATTAATAAGAAATCATGCCGAATTCGACCACCACCAACTCCGCCGGCGCCCTGCTGGACGCCGCCATCGCCAAGATGGGCCTGAAAAGCGATGCCGAGTTGTCGCGCGCCTTGGGCATGGCGCCTGCGAACATCAGCAGCATCCGCTGCAACAGAATGCCAGTGCGCGCTTCCATGTTGCTGCGCCTGCACGACATCACTGGTTTGGCACTCGCCGAAATGCGCGGCATGATCGGCGCCGAGCCGTACCGCAGCCCCTTGTTGGCCCCCCATGCCGCCGCTATGTGAATGGTGCATGGAACTCTCACCACGCTTCCAGGCGCGGCGGGAGTGCTGCCAGGTGCGGCTGCTGGCGAGCATGCCCAGGCACGCGCGCGCAACGGCCTACCAGCAAGCGCGCCAGACCGAGGGAGCCGACGCCGAGCAGCGACTCAAGGATCTGGTGGCGGCGGAATACCAGCGACAGAACGGCGAGCGCCTGGCGCTGGCCAAGAAGCACTTTGAAGAAATGAAGAAATTGATAGGAGCAAGACCGCGATGAGCAAGACCAAGAAACCCCGCAACAAACCCTACCGCCCCAAGATGACAGCTGCAGGCGGCGGCCTGATGGCGCTGGTGCGGATTGAAGACCGTGCGCGCCATCGTGCCGTGCTCAGCTCGCCCTACGCTGAGGAAGACCGCAACGACCTGGCCACCGCCTACTGGAGGGCGTTCGGTGACCTGAAAAGCGGGACCGCGACCGAGGAAGCCTGGTCGAATGTGGCCGCATCCGTGAATATGGCGCTGCTGCTGGCCGAGGGCGGACTGGGCGAAGAATGCACGCCTGAAATCGTACCGGCGCTGGAAGGCCTGTTCAAGGCCAAGCAGCGCGGCGAGCGTCACGGTAGCTATCGCCTCGACGGCCCCGGCTTGGTGGCGGTCCAGAACGTGCTCAAGATCCACGATGCGCAGATGGAGCACGCTACGCCGATGGACATGCTGAACGCCGACGCGGAGCTGAAAAAGCGCATGCGCGAGGGCAACGTCTATTCGGCGGAACGCATTCATTGACAGGCGCGCCGCGCCGATCGCGCGGCGTCACGGCCGAGCCGATCTCGGCCTGACCGATTCGACAAACACTCTACCAACCACCGGAAAACATGGCTTTCTCTGACACCCTGGACCGATTGCGCGACGCAGCGCTACCCTATCCTCGATCGGATGCGCACCGCGGAATGCAGGCCGAGCGCCGGATCGTGGCGCGCCGCGATCTGGTCGATATCCTGCGCCAGTTCGACCGCCTCGATGCTGAGGCGCGACTGGGCTATCCGCCGCACATCGCCCAACTTGCCGACGCTGCGACGAATGCGATCGGCTGGATACCGCCCGGGGATGTGCGCGGGCAGCTGAAGTACGCGCTGAACCTGGTGAGGCCGGCCCGATGAAATTCCCCGAAACGAACTCGCGCGGAGAGGCGATCCTGAAAGCCTTCCTCAAAGGGCCGATGACGATATACCAGGGCGCAGAGGCGCATGGCGAATTCCCGAACCGCCATCTTCCCAACGGCATCAACCATGCCAAGATGGTCGAGTTGTACGACAGCCTCGTTGAGCGCGGCTGCCTGGTGAAGGAGGGAATTGTGTACCGGATCACGACGCAGGCCCGCACCCGCCTTGAGCAGAAATTGCGTGGACCCGAAGAGCCGCCTTCGATCGTGCCCCCGCGCGTGCGCAATTTCTTCGCCAAGTCTCTGTTCGTGGGCTATTCGCCCATGTTCCCATGGCGTATAGCGTTGTGACGAAAATCTAAGTTTTCCGGAAAGCCCACTTAGACTGCCTCGCGTTGACCAAGGAGGCGGGGCAGATGAAAACGAAGGATCCGATAACGCAATACTGCTGGGACTGGGTGCGATGGTGCGAAACGCGCCATTTCTACATCCGCTCTGTCGGGCAGGGCACGCTCGGCGCCCTGCAGCAGGGCAAGGGCGGCGGCCGCGAGCCCAACGCGCGCAACGATCCCGACATGCAGTATTTCAACATGGCCGTGCACACCCTGCGCGACCTACCCCAGTATCGCCGCGAGTGGCTGGCGTTCGAGTATTTTTATCTCAAGCCCGATCAGGTCGTGAAGCGCACGGCCGAGCAGCTGGGCGTCGGCCTGCGCACCTACTACGACATGGTGCGCCGGTTCGGCCAGCGCGCCTACCGGCTTTACCCGAGCATCAAGAAAGCCCACGAGGCAATGTCCGCCGCGAGCAACAAGCACGCCGCGCTGGCGGCCGCAGACATCGACTGACCGGCGCCGGCCGCCGCATCCCGTCCACTTCGCCCAGAGCGCCATGACCTGTACCGTTTTCCTCGTCGGCAGCAAGTATCACTACCGATTCCGCCTGGCGCCGCTGCCCCGGATCCAGCGCAGCACGCGCGACACTGACAAGCGCCGCGCCCAGCGGATCGCCAATCTGGCCTACGCCGCCGCGCTGGTGCGGGTCAACGGCGGCCACATAATGCCCACGCTCGATGAGCTGATCGACCAGTGGTTCGAGATCCGTGGCCCGGTGGCCAGCGCCTCGCACCGGCGCGGCGTCGACACCTTCAAGCGCAAGCACCTGTACGGCATGGGCGCGCTGCCGATCGACCAGCTGCACACCAAGGTGGTGGAGATCGCCCGCAACAAGCATCTGGCCACGCGCAAGCCGGCGTCGGGCAATCACTGGCTGCGGATACTCAATCTGCTGGTCAACTGGGCCGTCAAGGGCAAGATCCTCACCGAACGGCCGTGGGATGTGGACATGCTGCCGGAGCAGAAGTCGCCGCGCCAAATCCTTCCCATCAGCCTGACCGACGCATGGTTTGACGCGATCGACGCGGCCAGTCGGCGCCGCCCGTCGGTGGCGATCGCCGTGCGCCTGATGTACGGACTGGGCTTGCGCGAGTCGGAAGCGGCCACCGCGCGCTGGGAATGGATCGACTGGGAGCGCCGCACGTACACGCCCGGCATCACCAAGGGCAAGGAAGCGGTGCCGATCCGGATGCCTGGCTGGCTGGCCGGCTACCTGCACGAGCGCCGCCAGAAGGATGGACCGATCACGCCCGGGCGCAACGGCCAGCTGCCCGAGGGTTACGCGCGCCACGCCATGCGGCAAGCCAACCTGGCGACGTCGCTGACCGGCATCACGCCGCACCGACTGCGCGGCACCTGCGCGACGCTGCTGTCTGAGGAAGGAACGCCCGTCCAGACCATCCAGGCCATCATGCGCCACAAGGACGCCACGACCACCATGCGCTATCTGGAAATCAACATGGACACCGCCGGCGCAGCGCAGGACCGCATCGAAAGCAAGGTCCGCTTCGGTGGGCGAAAACTGGGCGCAGACCTGCCAACGGAGGCTACGGGCAAATGAAGACGCGGACAAATCATAATCATCGGTGTCAATTCAGCCGGCCGCCTTGCCACAACGGCAACTGCCCGGTTGCGCCGCCGGTTGCAGAGGTTGCGCGCGACCCGAAATGCAACCGCGCGGGCACCGTCCCGCAAATTGTTCCACGGCCAGCAAGTGCGGGGAAATGCCGCACGCCGATTCATGGAAATCACAAGCGTTATCAATCACTTAGCCGATCAGAACCAGACGCGGCCGAGCAGCTGCGCGCGGCGTCCGGACATCGGCAAATCGGCCAAAAATCGGGCCTGTCGGAAGACCTCAGAAAGTTACACAAAATCCGGTTACACAAAAAGTTACACAACGCCCATTTGTGCAACCTGCACACATTTTCAGCACCGGGAAACCGCGCCCCGATCCGCGCGGACTAGAAGGAAGAACAAATGCAATTTGCACAACGCTACACCAAGCAATTCCCTGAAACGCTCCGCCGCCCGGCCTACACCGAGCTGAACACTTTCGCCATCGCCCGCGATGTGATCGCCGCTCTGCTGGTTGCGATACTGCTGCTGACCCTCTGGCCATTCCGCACGGTGCCGACGGGCTCGCGCGGCGTCGTCACCCAGTTCGGCGCGATCAAGGGCATCCAGAACGAAGGACTGGTAATCCTGGCACCGTGGGAGAAGCTGGCCCTGTTCAGCGTGCGCGCCGAGACGGCCAGCATTGAGAGCGCGGACGGAAGCACGTCCGACACCCAGCCGGTCAAGGTCAGCATGACGGTGCGCTACAGCATCAAGGTTGCGAAGGTGGCCGAGGTCTACGAGAAATACAGCCACGACGGGGATTTGTCCTCCTACGTGCAAACCGCCACCCAGGAAGCATTTAAGGCGGTGACGGCCCGCTACACCGCGCCGGACCTGATTTCCAAGCGCGCGCAGGTTTCCGCCGATATCGCGACCGCACTCTCGGGCAAGCTGGCGATGTACGGCGCCCAGGTAATCAACATCGATATGCGCAACTTCGCATTCTCGGGCGACTACATGAATGCCATCAGCGCGAAGGTGACGCAGGAGCAGCTGCGCTTGGGCGCGGAGAACAAGCTGCACACCGTCGAGGCGGAACAGAAACAAAAGGTCGCCATCGCCGAGGCGGAAGCGAACGCGCTCAAGGCCAAGGCCGACGGCGAGGCGTATGCAAATCTGAAAGTGGCAACCGCCCAGGCCGACGCGCTGCGTATCCAGAACGCCGCACTGGCGCAGAACAAGGACGTGCTCGAGCTGCGCCGCATTGAAGTGGAGAAGGTCAAGGCCGAGCGCTGGAATGGCGCGCTGCCGCAGAACATGTATGCGGGAGCCCCGATCCCATTCCTCAACATGGGCAAGTAACAGCAGTGCATTGCGGGGCACCCTCACCGGAAGCCCCTCACCGCGCGCCTCCTAACCACCACCAAGGAAACGACAATGCCCCACTCAACATGTCTTGCGGCACTGCGCGCCGAACGTGACAAAACGACAGGTCCTATTCGCCGCGCCTACAACGCAGTGTGCGATCGCCTCGAGGTGCTAAACAGCGTGATTGCGCAGGAAGCCGCCGGCCCAGCCGCGCGGACCATTGAAACAATGGGAATGCAGTCGACGCACATCGCCAAGCCCGAACTCGTCACCGCGATCGCGATCTCCAACTGCGTCATGACCGCAACCGGATATCGGCTCACCCTGGCAGATAACACCGACTTGGAGATCCCAGCCGCGACCGTCGAGATCTTCGGCGGGCCTCAGTTTGGCGACTACTGGGTAACGCGCGATGGTTTCAGCTACATCATGAAAAAGACCGTGTTCGAGCACCGCTACATGAAGCTGGCCAGTCTGCCGACCGATCCGCGCCCGCTTTGCTACCCAATGCCGCCGGTGGAAGTCTGCGCCGCAGCGGAACTCGTCGGCCGCTACTTCGCAACCCAGAACGTCGGCAGCTGGGAGCTCGGACCGTGCAAGACCCGCTTCCCGCGCGGAGCACTCGCATGAGCGCCACAATCGATCACGGCGAGCCAGAGTGGATCGTCAATGACCTCGGCGAGCTGGGCGTGAAACTGCGCGGGCGCTTCTTCTTCCTCTACAAGGGCGACAGCATCGAATATCACGACGGCGTGCACGACGACGGTACGCCAATCCTGTGGCGCCCAGTCGGCAAGCGCGAGTTCGGCGAGACGTGCTGGCCGGTAGTTTGGCAATTGGCCGGGAGCCGCGAGGCTCGCTACACCCAGGAGCTGATCTACACCCCCGGGCTGAGCTTCGGCGCGCCCGGAGATTGCGACTGGCGGCCGTTGGGCAAGGCCGTACCCGCTGCGCCAGATCCGGTCGAGCCGCCAGCGCACATCGCCGCCCCGAACATCAAGGACATGAGCCTGCTGATCGCGCGGCTGGCGTATTCGCTCAAGAAGGCCGCACCCGAGCACGAGTTGCCCGCCAAGGCGACGGCTTACCTGAAAAAGCACGATCTGATCGGCAGTCCGTTGCGCGGCGCGGAAGAACCCAGCACCGTCCCGGTCAATGCTTCGCTGCGCGCATGGGTGGAGCGCCGCTACCTGGGCGACGAAATGGTGCATGAAACTGTGACGTTGCAGCCGATGCCAGAGCACGAGCGCACGCATCTGGAGCAGTTTTATCGGCTGGAGATCATCGAATTGGCCCCGGTCGCGCCGCTGGCGACCCTCAGCTACATGGGGGAGAGCGGCGAGTACCAAGAAATTGGGGTGGCGAATGGCGCCGGCACGATGCGCGGCAATCTGGTCCATGTGTATCGGGACGCCAAGACGGGCATCCTCTACTACCGCACGCCGATGGAATTCGCCGCGCGCATGGTGCGCACCTCGCCGGCGCCTGATGCTACACAGATGCGCTGCACTTGCCCAAGCCATGCCGCTCCCACCTTGCCGAAGGTGAAGGGCCACGTCTTGGCTGCGGTCGTCAACAACCTCCGCGATATCGCCATCCAGTTCCATGCGGCGGGCCAGCTGCGCGAGCGCCTTCGAGCAGCGTTAGGGCCGCTCCTATCTGGCACAGAACCCGATCCGCGCGACCTACATGAAGGGAAAACAACATGAGAGATATGTGCATCATGGCATGCGTGTTCTGCCACAACCTCGAATTCCAGCGATGGGCGGACTCGCTCGGCGATCGCCGCGTCGAAGATGACGAGGACGCCAAGGCGTTCATCCTCGATACCTGCAGCGTCACAACCCGCAACGCCCTGGACAGTGACGCGGCCGCCGCCGAACGATTCCACGAGCAGATCCGCAAGCCGTTTCTGGCATGGAAGGAGGCGCAGCATGCCCAGCGATGAACGTCACCCAGGCGGGCACATCTCACCCCGATACGCGATCTACCCGGGCAGCGTGGGCAGCCGGTCCGATGGCGACGTACACCACATCACCGCCGGCCAGCTGCGCGCGCTCTACCGCGTGCGGCAGGACGAGTGCATCGTGGTCTACCCGCACGAATCGTTCGACCCGTCGAAGCGCGAAAAGCTCGAACGGGCCAGCAACCTGATCCCGCTCACGCCGCGCTACGACGGCAATTACACCTTACCGACGGCAGGCGCCGGATTCAAACGACTCCACCACAGTCCACAAGCGGTATTCAAGGGCGCAACCCTGTTATCACTATCGCCGCGCGGCACCTGGTTGAAAAAGCGAAGTGAAGAGCGTTACCTTGCGCGCGATGACGCTTATGGCTTGCGCGCCCCACCTATCGCCGAAATTGGAGTAGTGGAGCAGTTTCGATTCATTGTTTCGCCGACCACCCCCAAACCACCAACGAGAAAAACAAATATGGCAATCACCGTATTCAAGTCGAGCAGCATCGGCAAGTCGCAGATCGAGCCCCACGTCGTCAACACGCACAGCCTACTCACGCGCGCCGGCTTTCACCGCTACGTGATCCAGCGTCTCAGCGGCTACGCCAGCGACGGCGAAGCCTGGACCGGCACGCATTTCCTTCGATTCGTACCCTGCAGGCGCAATCACGGCGCAGCTGCCGTGCACGCGGCGTTCACCAGTTCGGCAACCTGACCACCACCCAACCACAAGGAATGACACCTATGCGCCTCACCTACCTTATCCTGTCCGTTGTCTGGGTCGCGTTCTACGCGCTCGTACTGAGCCCCTTCCTCGCGACGAGCCCGGCGAGCGCCGCCGGCGAGATCGACCAGGCTCTCGTCATCTTCGGTTGCTGCTGGACCGCGCTCGGCGTGTGCCTTGCCCTGCATGCGCACCCGGTAAATCAGCCCCGCACCGAAGCGGAAGCGCCGGCCGAGGCACCCGCGCACGAAGCAGCAGAGCCACCCTTGCAGCCCCCGAGCCGCGCGGACGCGCAAAAGCACAACGCACGCATGCACGCCATGTTGGATCGCCTCACCGCCAGTTCGCCCGACATGGGCATGGACATGCGCGACGCGTTCCTCTACGGCCTGTCCGGGCAGTCAATCGCGTTCGACCCAGAAAGCGGCGAACCAGTCTGGAAGATTATCCCCATGCCGGAATTATTCAATCACCTTGGATCGATGCACGCCGCGGAGCGCACGGCCGCAATCGCAGCGAAGGTGCCACCCACCAGTAGCGCAGTCGATCCGTCGCGCCCTGTTGTTATCGGCGTCGACCTGGCGAAGCCGGGCGCCGAGCGGACCGTAATCCTTCAAGCCAGTCGGATCGGGCGCGCGACCATCCTCAAGGCCCGCCAGAATGGGATAACAGAGGCGGCCAAGCGCGAGGCGGCAGCGGGCCACCAGCACGCGGCCAAGGCAGCGGCGAAGCGCGCGAAGCGGGAACAGCGCAACGCGCACCAGGTTGCGATGGGAGCGGCATAGTGGACGGCCACGGCATAAGCGCAGCGGCCGGACGCTGGGGCAAGATCACCGCTGCGGACACCATCACGCCGGATATCGTCATCCATCCCGGGCCGAACGAGACACGATTCACCACCAAGGGCATGACGTACCGGGGCCAGCTGGTCGAGGACGCCGGCGCCGCGCATGCGATCCTGCTGGCCGTGCTCAATGGGCACCCGGTACCGCCGCCAGCAGCAGCGAACGAGGGGCAGGAGGCAAGGGAGATAGCGCGCCTCACCAAGCTGGCGGCCCAGAACAACGCCGACGCCGAAATGTACGCGCGCGCGTGGCAGCGCGAACTGGCCGGGTTCCTGCGTCCAAAGGGCCACCACATCGATATGCTGGTAGTGTCGACGCGCGATCTCGCAGAGCGCTGCCGCACCGCAGAGAGTCGGGTCAAGGAATTGACTGCAGCAAGCGCGGACTGCGGCGCACCGATCGCCGAATCTGGCTCCCTTGCGGACAAGTTCGACCGCGCCCGTTTCGATGCGATGAACCTCACCGCAGCCCACGGAACCGCATTGCCGCCGCTGGCATTCGTCATCGACCAACTGGAGGCGGCCGACGCGCCCGATACCCGTCTCGACTGCCTGATCGCGATCGTGGTCGGATGCAACCAGGCGCCGGTCCCGGCCTACACGGCCAGCTTTGATGAAGCGCTCAAGCTGATCGAGCCGGGCCGCGACTATGAGCTGACCAGCTACGGCAGCGGCAGCGATGGCGCCACCTACACATGCGCCGCAATGAAGTGGTGGCCACGCCCGGACGATAAGAAAGGCTGGCGCAGCGAAAGCGGGAACAAGCTGTCGCCGGCACTTGCGCTGTGCATCGCGGCGCTAAAGGTGAAACTGGCCCGGGCGGAAGAGGGCGGCGGCGCCGTTAAGCGGAGCGCGGCCTGATAACACGGCGATACCGACCACAGCACGCAATTATGTGTGCACATGGCAATTATATGCGCATATAATTCTCTGTCGTCGCGCACCCGGCGCGGCTTTAACCAGAGGACTACCATGACAGATCCCACCATCCCGACGTCTCGGCTGCAACCGAATGACAGTTCCACAGAGCCAGGCACCTCTGACCATGGCCAGTAACGCCAACAAGACCACCAAGCCAGCACCGGAACCCGCGCCAGTCGGCGCACCGCGCCAGCTTGAGGGCGGCCGTGCCGTCAATGTCTACCTCGATGCCGCCAGCATCACCAAGGCAGAGCGACTGGGCGACGGCGTCATCAGCAAAGGGATCCGGATCGCCCTGCAGGCGGCCAAAATAACAACGAAAGGCAAGCAATGAGCACACCACACGAGGCGTTACTCGCAGAAATCGACACCATGCAGGCACAGTGCGCGCAACTGGGCGCCCTGGTAGAGCGCCAAGAGGCCGAACTGGCCGAAGCGCACCGCGCCAACGACAACATGCAGCAATGCCTGCAAGAGCAATCTGAGTTGATTGGTGCGCAGGCGCGAGATTTGCGCGCCACCCCGCAGGCACAGCCCACGCTGACGGATGCGCAGATCGAGCAGCACGTACGCGCCATCTACGGCACGGCGGCGACGGCGCAGGAATTTGCCCTTGCTCGTGCTCTTTCTGGCGCGCCATCACAGTGCGCAGCGCCGAGTGAGCGGGCGCAGATCAAGCGCGTTGATTTAGAGGGCGGATTCTGGATCGAGTTCGAGCGCAAGACCAGCGGAGCGAGTGGATGGCTACTGCGTGATAAGACAGGAAAGCTGTTGAGCGCTCTAACCTTGCATGAGGTTGATCTGGTTGACGGCGCATTGCGCGCATCCCTCGCACCAGCACCGCCAGTTGCAACGCCGGGTGAGCGGGAGCCCGACACCGACTTGGGCGCGGCCACCGACGGCATGGAAATCCTTGACGACCTGATCGAGAGCATCAGGAAGCACGGCAACTACAGCGCGGAGGCTACGCTGACTTTCCTGGGGCAGTTGCGGCAATGCCTGGTCGCCGCCCCAGCACCGGAAGCACAGCGATGAGTGCCACGCCTACAGTGGAATGGATCACCGAGAAAATCCTGTCGTACACGCGCCCGGAAACACCACGCGACCACGAGGCCGCGCAACGCTGCGCGCGCGTCATCGCCATTGCATTTGAAAAGGCTTCGGCCAACCAGCAACAGAAAGGACAACCATGAGTACGAATGTCAAGAAGTGGGATGCGCTGCGCGATGCAGCCATGGCATGCGAAGGCTGGTCGTGGCCTGACCGCATGCGCGATGAGAATGGAACGCATCATTTTGGCCAGCGCCGGGAAGGTGAGTTCTACCAAATCGGAACCATCGACGCATGGACCTACACAAGCGATTACGCGGACGATATCCGCGTCCTGAAATTCATCCGCGCCGCTCAGCCAGAGGCCGTACTTTCCCTGTTCTCGGAAATCGACCGGCTCCGCGCAGCCCTCCAGGCGCAACAGGGCACAATCGGTCAAGCTGTCGCCTACTGCTACGAAGTGCGTCAGCCGTTCACCGATCCTTTCGAGTGGGCTGAATTCTTAGACCGCGATAAGCCATCCGAGAGCCGCGACGTGCGCAACGTCCGCGCCCTTGGCTATATAGATAGTCCTAGTGCTGCGGACGCAGGCAATCAGCTGGAAGACGCCGCCCTGGTGGCGATCAGGGAAACGGCCCCACCGCGTGACCGACTGGGACCGCCGACGAGCAACGACAAGATGAGGGCGCAGATTGGCGAACGCATCGCGGAAAAAATCCGCGCACTGAAACCTGGTGCTACGAACGCAGGCGCTCAACCTGTTGAGCAATCCCCATACGAAGCGATCACGCTTGCCAACCTGCGCGCGGGCAAGCTGTCGGCGGCCAGGGTATACGTCGGCTACTGCGAGGTAAGCGAAGAACTGAAGGCCGCCAACGGCGCAATCAAGCGCTACCAGGCCCAGGCCGCGCCAGCACCTACAGGAGATCTGGAGTGGCGACGCTTGGCCTTGCAGTTCGACGGACACCGTATGCAAGCCATTGGGCATCTGAAATGCATGCTGAAAGATCCACAGGCTCATAAAGATGTGGCTGAAAAGTTTCTGTCTGCTGGCCCGATCAGTGGTGAAGAAGTGCTGGCAGAGCGCATTAAAGCTCTTGCGCCAGCACCGGCCACGCTGAGTGATGAGCAGATCATGCGGATTATTGGCGACGTTAGGCAGCGCAATGCGGGCACATGGCCTGGTGATGTCGTTGTCGCCAGATCCCTGCTGGCCGCTGCCGGTAACGGCCAAGGGCAGGATGGCCGGATTCTTGGCCTGCTGCGAGAAGCTCGGGCCGCGCTGGAAATGTGGAAGGACGTAGCGCCCGCTGTAAGCCTTTGCGCTGATATCGATGCCGCTCTGGAGGCGAATGAACAAGCCAACATGCGGCCTGCGCGAGTGTGCGGGAAAATCCGCACGATTTAGTTATGGCAAAACCCGCACAAAAGCCCGTAAAATTCGCCTCAATTCGATAGTCTGAAAAACTGTCTCTTGCGTAAAGACCCGCCATCGTGGGCCTTTCAAGGGTATCGAATGTGCGGCGCCACCGTCCAGATAGGGCGGGGCGCACCGATGTCATGTAGCTCAGTTGGTAGAGCGCCGGACTGTTAATCCGGTGGTCGCTGGTTCGATCCCAGCCTTGACAGCCATAATTTACGAGCACTTCGAGAAAGCCCGGACGACGAAAAATCGCCCGGGCTTTTTTCATGGGCCGGCCGAGTAGACGCCGCCCACAACACCGAATTCAACGCGGAAGCGAGCATGAAAGCCAGAATCACCATCAAGCCCTCGTCCCTCCCGATGGGGTCGCCAATCGGCATCATCATCCTGTTCGGCCTGCTGCTGGATCGCCTTGCCGCGCCTAGCTGGGTATGGGGCGTGGCGGGCATATTCGCTGTCCTTCTGGTGATCGAGTTCTTCCGTCAGCGCGCGTGGGGCGTCGAGCACGACGTTCCCGGCTTCGGGGATGCGAGCCCGGCGTACGCCACACCTGATCCGGACTTTCCACCGCCGCCGCTTTAAATCAAAGGCTTACGAGCCGTGGTAAATCGCGCGGGGCAAACCCCCAGCGGCATTTACCACCTACCGGCCCCGCCGCAGCGATGCGTTCGGGGCCTTCTTTTTGGGGGCGCCGTGAAAACCACCCGTCAAAGCAGGCCGATGCCGGAATGCCAGCAGGAACACCGCCAGTTGACGATCCATGACGCGCGCAACCCGTCGCTGCCGTGGCTTTCCGCCGGCGATGGCCCCGACGACTACGAGGACATGCAATACGCGGCCAGCTGGGTGCACTCCCGCGACAAATACAAGGAAGCCTAGCAACCCATGGCAGCAGCAGACAAAAAGACGATCGACTGGGATCTGGTCGAGGCCGACTGGCGCGCCGGCGTCAAGACCAAGCAGCAAATGGCGACCCAGTACGGCGTGTCGCGCGCCGCGATGGACAAGCATTTCACCAAGCGCGGCATCACGCGCAACCTGGCTGACAAGATCCGCGCGAAAACGGAATCCATCGTCGCGGAGTCGATCATCGTCGTTGCGCCGGACCTGCCGCCCGCCCAGGAGCGCGACATCATCGAGGCCAACGCCGCGATGCAGTCGAAAATCATCCTGGCGCACCGCACCGATATCCAGCGTGCGCGCAAGCTGTCGATGAGCCTGTTGACGGAACTGGAATTCCAGACCGACAACCAGAGCTTGCTCGAGCAGCTGGCGGAAATGCTGTGCGATCCCGACGACAAGGGCCAGAACAAGCGCATGGAGCTGTTCGAGAAGGTTATTTCGCTGGGCTCGCGCGCCGGCACCATGAAAACGCTGGCCGACTCCCTGCGCGGCCTGATCTCGATGGAGCGCCAGGCCTTCGGACTGGACGAGAAGAGCGACGACGAAGTCGGCAGCGGCGTCGAAGACGCGATTCGCCGCGTGATGGACAAGCATGGCGGCGATTAACGCCCGCCAGTCCGACTACGATCGGACCATCGCGGCGCTGCGGGACGATATCCAGCTGCACTGCGAAACCCAGATGTACGTGCAGAACAAGAAGGGCGAACGCGTCCTCTTGCGGTTCAACCGGGCGCAACGCTATATCCACGCCAAGATCGAGGAACAGCGCAAGCGCACTGGCAAAGTGCGCGCCATCATCCTCAAGGGCCGCCAGCAGGGCGCCAGCACCTACATCGGCGCGCGCTTCTACTGCATCAGCAGCATCAACTACGGCCGCAACGCCTTCATCGTGGCCCACGAGCAGAAGGCGACTGACAATCTTTTCAAGATGGTCAAGCGCTACCACCAGCACAACGTGTTCGCGCCAGCCACCAGCGCGACCAACAGCAAGGAGCTGGTGTTCAACCGCCTCGATGGCGGCTACAAGCTGGCCACCGCCGGCTCGAAGGACGTCGGCCGCTCCAACACCGCCCAGTTGCTGCACGCCTCCGAATTCGCGTTCTGGGACAACGCCATCATGCACATGGCGGGCCTGGGCAACGCCATTTCGGACGCCGAGGGCACCGAGATCATCATCGAGTCGACCGCCAACGGCATCGGCGGCGCCTACCACCAGATGTGGCAGGACGCCGAAGCGGGGAAGGGCGAGTACATCGCCATCTTCGTGCCCTGGTACTGGCAGGACGAGTATCGCGCGCCGGTACCGGACGGCTTCACGCTCTCTGCGGACGACACCAAGTACATGGAGGTGTACGCGCTCGATATGGAGCAGATGGCGTGGCGCGCGAACAAGATCACAGTCTACGGGCAGGGTTTCGCCTGGCTGTTCGACCAAGAGTACCCGGCCACCGCGGCGCTGGCATTCAAGTCGGCCACGACAGATCCGCTGATCAACCCGACTTCCGTCATGGCGGCGATCAACAACAGCTACCGCGAAATGCACGGCCCGCTGATCATCGGCTGCGACCCGGCCGAGTATGGCCCCGACCGCACCGCGATCGCGTTCCGGCGCGGCCGCGTGGTGTACCGCCTGGAGACGCACGAAAAGAAGGGGCCGATGGAAGTGGCCGGCATCCTTGCGTCCTACTGGCGCGAGTACCAGCCCGACGGCATGCTGGTCGACAAGATCGGTATCGGCTCGGGCATCGTGGACCGCCTGCACGAGCTCAACATCCCGGTTATCGGCGTCAACAGCGCCTCGCGCGCCGAGGACAGCGAGACATACGCCAACAAGCGGGCGGAAATGTGGTACCGGATGAAAAAATGGGTCGAGGACTTCCCCTGCCGCCTGCCCAACAACGCCGCGATGACGGCAGATATGTCGGCGCCCAAGTTCAAGACCAGTTCGAACGGCCGCAAGCTGATCGAATCGAAGGAGGAAATGGCGAAGCGCCAGGTCCGCTCGCCCGACTTAGCCGACGCGATCGCGCTGACCTTCGCCGAGAACGTCGCGCCGCGCAGCGCTCCACTGGACGGTCGCGGCGACCATACGAACTACAAAGCGGCGACCAGCGCGGGCTATTGACGCGCGGCGCACCATCAACAACAAGCCATCCCCCGGGGTGGCTTTTTTTATGAGCAACCACATGACAGACAGCACCGCATCGGACGAGGGCCAGCTGGGAGCGATGGCGCACGCCATGCTCAAGGCGCAAGCCGGCGCGCAGCGCGAAGCCGAGCAGCGCGAATACGAGCAGGCCTCGGCCGAGGCGCTGATGTCGGAAGAACCCGGCGCGCCGGCGTTCAAGACGCTGGCCAGCCTGGGCTCCGTATGGCTGGCCGAGTTCAGCCAGGCGGAACAGGATCGCCGGACCACCGAGCAGCGCTGGCTGCAGGATCTGCGCCAGTATCGCGGCAAGTACGATCCGGACATCGAATCCAACATGGACGTAAACCGCTCCAAGGCCTTCGTGCGCAAGACGCGCGTGAAGGTCAAGACGGTCGATTCGCGCGTGTTCGACCTGCTGTTCCCGGCCAATGCGGACCGCAACTGGTCGATCGAGCCCACGCCGGTACCGACGGTGGCGCCAGAACAAGAACAGGCGATCAAGAGCGAGCTCGAGCAAGCCCTGCAGCGCAAGCCACTTGCCGACGAGGTCAATCAGGCGATAAAACAGATGGTCGACACGGCGGCGACAGCTATGTCGAAGACGATCGATGACCAGCTTACCGAGTCGCGCTACAAGAAGGCGGCGCGCGCCGTCATCCACAGCGGACATTTGTACGGCACCGGGATCTTGAAAGCGCCGCTCATCGAGCGCAAGGTGCGCACCCGCTTCGTGCACCGCGACGGCAAGTGGCAGTCGATCACCGAGTCGTATGTCGTGCCGTTCGTCGATTACGTGCCGCTGTGGCGCTTTTTCCCCGATATGAGCGCCACCGAGCTCGAGAACTGCCGCTATGTGTACGAGCGCCACGTCCTGAGCAAGGCGGCCACGCTGGCACTGGCCGAGCGCAAGAGCTTCGATTCGGCCAAGATCCGCGAATATGTGCTGTCCAACCCGGACGGCTCGCAGCAGCGCAAATCCTTCGAGGACGAGTTACGCGACGTGGGCGAGCGCAGCATCACGCACCTTACCGATGGACAGTACGAGATACTGGAGCGGTGGGGCTGGGTCGATGCGGTCCAGCTGGCCCATTGCGGCGTGACGGTGCCGGAAGACCGCATGCACGAGACGTTTTTCGCCAACGTGTGGCTGCTGCCCAACGGCGAAGTGGTGCGCGCGGCCCTGCAGCCGATCAACGGCGTCACTTGGCCATACCATTTATATTATTTCGACAAGGACGAGACGTCGATCTTCGGCGAAGGCCTGGCCACCATCATGCGCGATGATCAGACCATGATCAACGCAGGCGTGCGCATGATTCTGGACAACGCCGCGCTGACCGCCGGCCCGCAGCTGGAAGTGAACATGGACCTGATGGCGCCGTCGGAGCGCGCGGACCGCATGCACCCGTTCAAGATCTGGGCGCGCAACGGCAAGGAGCCGAACGCGCAGGCCATCCGCGTGCTCAACATTCCCGGCAAGCTCGAAGAGCTGTATCCCATTGTGGAAATGTTCGAGTCCAACGCTGACGAGGTCACGGCGGTACCGCGCTACATGGGCGGCGACAACCCGACGCAGGGGGCCGCCGGCACCGCCTCCGGCCTGTCTATGCTGATGGGCAATACCTCCGTCGTGATGAAAGACCTGATCACCGGCTACGACGAGGGCATCACCACCCCGTTTATCTCCGCCCTGTACTACTGGAACATGCAGTTCAACCAGGACAACGCCATCAAAGGCGACTACAACATCAAGGCACGCGGATCGGCCTCGTTAGTGGCGAAAGAGATCCGCGCCCAGCAACTCGACGCGTTTTCGGCCCAGACTGCCAACCCGATGGACGCGCCGTTCATCAAGCGCGAGAAGCTGCTGCGCCAGCGCGCCGAGGCGCACGACCTGGTCGACGTCGTCAAGACCGAGGAAGAAGTCGCGGCAGAGCAGAACAACGACCAGGCGAAGCAACAGATGCAGCTGGCCCAGCAGCAGCAAGAACTGGCCATGAAGATCCAAATGGCGACGCTGGACAAGCTGACCGCCGAAGTGACGAAGGTACTTGCGGAAGCACGCCTCAAGTCGGCCGAGGCGGTCGCCAAGAACGTCGGCGCCGTGTATGCGGCGACGCAGGCCAGCGGCGTGGCGGCGACCAATCCAGCGATCGCGCCGGGCGCCGATGAAGTCCTGAAATCGTCGGGCTGGCAGGACGCCGCGGCGCCGGAGCAAATGCCGCAGGCGCCGGCAGGCACCATCCAGGCGGCCGCGCCCGGTAACGATCTGCCCACCCCAGCGCCGGCCGGGAGCCCAGCACCGGAGCAGCCGAGCGCAGCTGTTCCCGCCATGCCGGGGCCGGATCAGGGCCTGCGGGCCGGCATCGAGACACAGGCGATTGACTGATGCGCTCCCGGACTCAACTCAACACCGCCACCAACGAAGCACTGGCCGAGGTGCAGGCCTATCGCGGATCCAGCCTCTACGCCGCGCTCATCCAGTTGCTCGACGTCGTTGGCGCGCAGCACCTCGAGAACCTGGCCGACGCCAGCGTCGACGCGGTACCGAAGATGCAGGGCGCGCTGTCCCAGGTGCGCCAGCTGCGCAAGGCGCTGATGGGCGACGCCAACACTTCCCCGATCGGGTAACGCCCGCAACGATTCTTTGACCCCTGAGCGATCAGGACAGCCAAAGCCACTCCTGACGGGGTGGCTTTTTTTATGAGCCAACCACAGGAGATCCACATGGCGACCATTACCGACGACAGCAAGAAAAAAGACGCAGCCGACTTCGAGGCGGCCTACGCCGAAGAGCAGAAGAAACCCGAGCAGAGCGAAGATGAGGCGTTCGGCCTGACCCCGGACGAAGCGCCGGGCACCGCGACGCCGACCGGCGCGCCGACCGTCGTTATCGCCATGGACAAGGGCGCTGAAGGCAGCGCTGCCGAAGAGGCGGGCGAGATATCGGGACAGGAAGCGGACGAACAGGCCGCCGGCAGCAATGCGGACGACCAGGGCGGCGGCGCTGCGCCAGCTGTCGACGTGGAGAAGGAAACCCAGCGCCTCAAATCGTGGGAGGGCCGCTTGAAAGCCCAGCAGGCCGAGATTGACCGCGCCAAAGCGGAAGCGGCAGCATCGGGCGCCGGCGGCACTGGCGACGACGACGCGGACGGCGCCAAGGCCGGCAAAGGCGAAGGTGAAGGCGAAGATGAGGACTTCAACAAGGCGATGGAAGCGCTGGAGGCGGACTTCGGCCCCGAATTCGTCCAACTGCTGAAAACGGTAGTGACTGGCATCACGAAGCGCTGCGCCAGTGAGCACGCCGCGCCATATCGCAAGGATATCGACGCCATCATCGCCGAGATCACCAACGAAAAGCAGCGCAACCACTACGAAAAGATCGCCGACGCACACCCGGACTTCATGGAGCTGGCGGAATCCGCCGACTTCAAGGCGTGGGTCGCCGGCATGGCAGAAGCCGACAAGGCCGAAACCGAACGCATCATCAGTTCCGGCACCGCCAAGGAAATCATCGCCATGCTCAAGCGCTACAAGGCGACGCAGGGCAACGCCGGCGCGGACATGGATCACGCCATGGACCAAGCCGAGGGCGTGCGCTCGACGGGCGGCCTCAAGTTGCCGGAATCCCCGGCCGCCTCCGGCGACTACGCGGACGCCTGGGACAAGTTCTGATCCACACGTTGTAGCTGCATCTGCGCAGTCTCGCAGATCGCCTCCCCGCCAGCGTCATCGGCGGGGGCCACAGGAACACAACCATAGCGCAAGCAACACCTGTCGCGCGGCCGCCATCGGGCGCCCGCGCCGCCAGGTCACGTCTGCATACGACTGGTTTCCGAATTTCATGGTGTGAACGGACAGGCCGAACGGTCCCCGCTCCCGCGCTGAATCGACTGTGCACACAACTTTCAATTCGATTTTGCACCCATTTTTTTAAGGAAATTTTATGTCCGTTTTCGGCGATATCACCCCCCGCACCGCGGCGTTCGCGGCCAAGGAACTGCTCAAGCGCGGCCTGCCGTACCTGATCCTGGAGAAGTTCGGCCAGTCCAAGCCCCTGCCGGGCAACTCGAGCAAGACCGTCAAATTCCGCCGCTACAACGCGCTGGACGCCACCCCGACCGCCCTGGCCGAAGGCATCACGCCTGCATCGCAGTCCCTGACCGTCACCGACGTGACCGCCAACCTGCAGCAGTACGGCAGCCGCATCCAGATCACCGACGTGATCATCGACACGCACGAGGATCCAGTGCTGAACGAGTCGGTCACGCTGCTGGGCGAGCAAGCCGCCCAGATGATCGAAAAGATGCGCTACGGCGTGCTGAAGGCCGGCACCAACGTGGTCTACGCCAACGGCGCGACCCGCAACGCGGTCAACACCGTGCTGACCATCGCCACCCAGCGCAAAGCCACCCGCGCGCTGAAACGCCAGAACGGCCGCCCGATCACCAACGTGGTCAAGTCGACCCCAGCATGGGGCACCGAGGCCATCGCGCCAGGCTTCATCGGCCTGACCCACCCGGATCTGGAAAGCGACATTCGCGGCATGCCGGGCTTCGTCCCAGCCGAGAAGTACGGCTCGATGACGCCGTTCGAGAACGAGCTGGGCAAGGTCGAGGACGTGCGCTACCTCACCTCGACGATTTTCGACGCGTTCCCGGATGCCGGCGGCGCCAAGGGCACGACGCTGTCGACTGGCGGCGCGAACTCGGACGTGTACCCAGTGCTGTACATCGCCGCGAATGCCTACGGCATCGTCCCGCTGAAAGGCATGCACGCCGTGACCCCGATGGTGGTCAATCCCAAGCCTTCGGACAGCGATCCGATGGGCCAGCGTGGCCACGCCGCATGGAAATCCATGCAAACCGCCGTGATCCTGAACGACGCGTGGATGGTGCGCTGCGAGGTCGCCGCCACCGCGTAATGCGGTAACACCCAGAGGCCCGCGCAGATCGCGGGCCTTTTTCATTCCCATTCAAGGAGCAACAGCATGAGCACCAAAAAGAACGAAAACACCCAAATCTCCACCCTGGACGACGCACCTTACGCCGATCAGTCCGCGCCAGTCGCGCACGTCGTCACCGGCTCGACCCACGACGACGCCCTGAGCGGCGACAAGGTCAACATCGTCATCCACGAGCAGGAAGGCGACGCCGGCCGCGAGGCGGTATTCGTCAGCGTCAATGGCGTGGGCTACCAGATCCCGCGCGGCATCGTGTGCGCGGTGCCGGTGGAAGTGCTGCACGTACTGGACAACAGCGTGCAAAAAATCTTCGAGTCGCTGCCGAACGGCGAGACGCGCGAGCGCGCCCTGCGCCGCTTCAACCACCAGAACCACGGCAAGGCGTAATCCACGCCCCTTCCGGCGCCGCCGGTCCACCTTCCATCGGAGAGCGACATGCCTTCAATACTTGTCCGGGACGCGCTGTTTCGCGTCTCTACCCAACTGCAGGACATGGCGCCGCAGTACACCCGGTGGACCGAGCGCGAGCTCGTTACCTGGCTCAACGACGGCCAACGCGCCATCGCCAAGTACCTGGCCGCAGCCTGCGCGCGCGTCGACGCAGTCAAACTCAAGGCCGGCACGAAACAGTCGATCGAGCTCATTGCCGCCGCCGACGTCAAGCCCGGCGACGGCGCTCCGGCGGCTATCGTGCGCGGCAATTATCTCAACGACGTGGTGCGCAACATGGGCGCCGATGGCCTGACGCCCGGCCGCGCGGTGCGCATGGTGTCGCGCGAGCTGCTCGACGCCCAAAACCCCGACTGGCACAGCCAGACCGGCACCGGCAAGGTCGATCAGTTCGTGTTCGATCCGCGCGCGCCGAAGGTGTTCTACGTCACGCCTGCGGTCGGCGCCGCGCCGACGTGGGTCGAGCTCTCCTACATCGCCGATCCGCTCGAGATCCCGAACACGGGCACGCCGGCCGCCCCCTTGTACCAGGCCGACGGCGCCAACACGACCGTGATCTCGGTTGACGACAAGTACGTCGACGACCTGGTGAACTACGTTATGGCGCGCGCCTACATGAAAGACGTCGACTTTGCCGTGTCGCAGCCCAACGTCTCCGCCTACACGTCCATGTTTCTCAGCTCGATCAATGCCCAGGCGCAGGCCATCACCGGCAACAACCCGAACCTGACCGCGCTGCCGTTCGCCGGGCAGTCCCAGATCCCCGCAGCCACCCGATAAGCCATGACCACATCGATTGACGTTTTCCTACCCCATATCCTGCCATCCGTGATCGGCTGCCCGGATTTTTCCGTGCGCAGCGCCATCGTCGAGGCCGCGATCAAGTTCTGCACGGAGTCGCACGCGTGGACCGAGACGCTGGACACGCTGTACCTGAACAACGGCACCCATTCCTACGAGCTGGATCTGCCCAAGGACACCCGCGTGGTGCTGGTCAAGAACGTCTGGGCCGACCAGGGCGAGCTGACCGACGCGACCATGACGGAAATCAGCAGCCAGATTCCCAACTGGCAGAGCGCGCGCGGCACGCCGAGGTTCTACAACCAGCTGAACTGGGAGGAATTGCGCATCTACCCGACGCCATCCGCCCCGGCAACGACGGCGCTGACCGTGCGCGCCGCCCTGGCGCCGAAGCGCACCGCGACCACGTTCCCGGATTCGTTCGCCGATCGGAACTTCCAGGCGATTGTCTCGGGCGCGCTGTGGAAGCTGATGCTGACACCGGGGCAGGCTTGGGCCAACCCGTCCCTTGCGGCATTCCATAAGGGCGAATTCGATATCGCCGTCGGCACCGCCAAGGCGGAAATGTTCCACGAGCGCGTCGTCGGCAATGTGCGCGTGGCCCCGCGCCGCTTCGGAGGCTGACCCATGGCTGAAAAAATCAAACTGGTTGCCGGCGACACCCGCCCGCAACTGGTCTTCGCGATCACCGACGACCATACCGGGCGACCTATCGACCTGTCCAACGCGGCCACAACGATCGCGCTCAAATTCCGCCAACTCGGCTCGACCGCAATCAAGGACACCATGGCGTGCGGCAAGCTGGCCGGCTTGCTGCTGGAGGACGGCACGATCAGCTATGAGGCGCCGTACGGCGCGCCGGGCGTCGGCGGCCGCGCCTACATGAACTGGTCGCCCACCGCGCTCGACACCGAGGGCGAATACGAGGGCGAGATCGAAATCACGTTCGAGGACGGCGGCCGGCAAACCGTCTTCGAAACACTGAAATTCAAGGTCCGGAGCCAGTATTAAATGCCGTTGACGCTGACCTTCATCCACCCGGCGATCGCGGTGACGGTGCTGGCGGCGCAGGCGACCAGCACCTATGTACAGCCGGTGGCCGGCGTGGCCGCCGTCCTCATGGCGGTAAGCGCCTATACGGATGCGCGGCCGATGAATTTCGAGATGGCCGACGACGTCAACGCGATCGACCTGGCGACGATCGCCGTCAACAAGCTGCTGGCCGACACCGCACTGGCTGGCGACGGCCTCGCCCTGGCCGTGACCAAGGCGCTGCAAGATGCCGCAGCCGCGACCGACGTGCTGGCCAGAGTGGTCCAGTTCTACCGAACGTTCGCCGAGGTCGCAGCCGCCAGCGACGTTGCCGTGCTGGCGACCGTCAAGGTGCTGGCGGAGGCGGTCACCGCCGCCGACGCGACACAAGTCACCACCAGCAAGGAGCTGGCCGACGCTGCGGCGGGCAGTGACGCGGCCACGCTTGCCACCGTCAAGGCGCTGGCGGAGGCGGTCACCGCCACCGACGCGACACAGGTCACCACCGGCAAGGAGTTGGCCGACGCTGCGGCGGGCAGTGACGCGGCCACGCTTGCCACCGTCAAGGCGCTGGCGGAGGCGGTCACCGCCACCGACGCGACACAAGTCACCACCGGCAAGGCGCTGACCGACACCGTCAACGCGAGCGAATCCGTGCAACTCGGCGCCGACAAGGAGTTGGCCGACGCTGTGGCGGGCAGTGACGCGGCCACGCTTGCCACCGTCAAGGCCACCAGCGACACAGCCGCAGCAACAGAAGCCGGCAGCGTCCGCATGACCAGCTACGCCGACATCACTTATTTTGCCGACGACTTTGTCGGCACCTCCACCACCTTCTAAAGGAGCACTATGAAACTGAACGAATTACCGCAAGCACTCGGCCAGCTCGACATCAAGTTGTTCGACCAGCACGGCAACCTCAAGGATCAGCGCCTGGTCGACAACCTGCTCGTCACCACTGGCCTGAACTGGATGGCGGCGCGGTTTGTCGGCACGCCGACCGCCATGAGCCACATGGCGGTCGGCTCGGGCGCTGTCGCACCGGCCCTGGCGAATACCACGCTGGGCGCTGAACTCGGCCGCGCCGCGCTGTCGGCGCAGACCTCCGCCGCCAACGTCGCGACCTACTCGGCATCCTTCGCTGCCGGCGTAGGTACCGGCGCGGTCACCGAGGCCGGCATCTTCAACGCGGCCGGCGCCGGCACCATGCTCAACCGTGCGACGTTTGCCGTCGTGAACAAGGGCGCGCTGGACACGATGCAGATTAACTGGACCGTGACCCAGAACTGATAGGCGCCCATGGCAATCACTCTTCGAAGTGTCAAGGGCACGCCCCTGACGAACGCGGAACTGGACGGCAATTTCACCGACCTGAACAACCAGATTGCATTGAAGGCGGATCTGAACGGCAACGCCGGGCAGAACTTCAACATGGCCAGCCTGAATGGTGGTGCTTTGAGTGGTATGAATAACCGCATCATCAACGGCGACATGGCCGTAGATCAGCGGTACGCCGGTACGCTTATCACTGTCCCGGCGCAATCGTTCCAGTACACGGCGGATCGCTGGCAGGTGGGTAACAACCGAAATTCCGGCGCTATGACGGTTCAGCGCGTTGTCCGTTCCGCGCCGAGCGTAAGCGCTAACCCGTATGCGCTGCGCATCACCGTTAGCACAGGGAACGCGCTGGCCGCTGGTGATAACACCAACCTGACGCAGTGCATCGAGGGGCTTAACATCGCTGACTTTGCATGGGGCACTGCTAACGCTAAACCGCTAACGCTGGCATTCTGCGTCACTGCAAGCATTGCCGGCAACTACGCCATCGCCGTGCGCAACGCTTCGGTGAACCGCTGCTACGTGGCGCACTTTAACGTGGCGAGTGCGGGTGTGGAGCAACTTTGCTCGGTTACAATTCCCGGAGAGACGACCGGCAGTTGGAATTCCGACACTGGGCCGGGGGCATACGTGTCGTTCGACCTCGGCATCGGCAGCACGTACAACACCGCCAGCCTTAACACTTGGGTAACTAGCGGCAACGTATTCGGAAGCACTACCAGTGTTAAGCTAAGCACCGTCACCGGGGCCACGTTTGAAATAACTAACATCCGTGCAGTTGCCGGTTCGGTAGTGGTGCCTATGGAGTCGATGCCCTTCTCGGTAAAGCTGGCCTTGTGCCAGCGATACTTTGCCAAGACCTTTGCACAGGGCGTAGCAGTAGGCAACAACAAAGGCACTACAGGTGCACTGTTCATTGGGCCTACGTCAACAGCCGCCTACTGGTCTGCACGCTGGGAGTTCCCTGTCACCATGCGTACGACGCCGACCGTCAATTGCTACAACCCTGATGTCGGTACAGTGGGCTACTGGCGGGATGCAGGGAATGCCTCAGATATCCCGGCAACGCCGTTGGCTACAAGCGATAAGGCTGTGCAAATCCTGCTGGGTACTGGTGGGCCATACACACCGGCAGCCAGTTCTGCCATTTATCTACAAGTTACAGCCGCTGCGGAGTTTTAATCCATGTACAAACTATCAAACAACCCTGACTTCATCGTGCATTTGGACGATGGTGCAATTATCCCTATGGATGCCGGAAATTCCGATTACGCTGCATACTTGGCATGGGTGGATGCTGGCTACACCCCGGCGCCACCAGAGGGTCCGGACTCCGCCACGCTGCTGAAGCTGGGCGAGGTAGCCATCCAGAAGGTAATGGACGAAATGGCGCGCACGCGAGGTTACGACGACATCAAGAGTGCCTGCGCATACGCGAGTCCTACGCCTGTTGTTGCTGAGGATTCGCCCCTTTTTGAGCGCTGCGAGCGCTTCCGCATCGAGGGCAATGCGCTGCAACAGTGGATGGCGCAGACGTGGGCCAAGGCTTACGACTATCTTGACCTCGTGGCAGCGGGTCAGCATCCGATGCCTACGCCAGATGAGGCGGTGGCCATGATGCCTGCATTCTCTTGGCCGGGTTGACCGAATGACGTGGCTAAAACGCTTCATTATCCTGCTGATCCTATGGCCCGCCTGTGTCGCAGCATCGGCGATTTCTTCCGCCCTGATGCTGAGTGCGATCATCTTCAACCACGGCCGGGCATGGACGCTGGCCATCGCGCATGACCAGCTGGCCAACGCCGCGACCGGCGGCAGTGAGGATGAAACGATCAGCAGCCGCGCCAATCGCGCCAGCCTGAAAGGGCGGCGCTGGGGTTGTCTGCTGTGCCGGCTGCTGGACCACATCGACAAAGACCACTGCCGCAGAGCGACTGGCACCTGATCCCCCACCTTGACCCGCTTCGGCGGGTTTTTCTTTTTGAAACAGGATCCACATGGCAGAGCCAGTATCAACCCTCGCTGCAATCCTCGCCGCCATCGGCAAATGCGCACTGTCGTTCCTTCCGGGCGCGGCCGGCGCGGCCGTCTCGCTCAAGTTCTTGGGCGACAACCTCACGCTGTCGCAAAAGCTGATCTCGTTCATGGTCGGCTTCGCCTGCGCCGTGTTCATCGGCCCGGCGCTGATCGAGTTCTTCGACATCAGCGGTGCCCGCGTGCATTCTGGCGTGGAATTCCTCGTCGGCCTGTTTGCCTTGGCCACCACCCGCGAGTTGTTCACCGAGATCAATTCGGCCGACCTGGTCGGCGCCTTGAAGCGCCGTTACCTGGGAGCCGATCAATGATAATCAAGACCGCTGCCGCACTCGTCCTCGCCACCTGCGTCTGGGGCGTGCTTGACCACCGCATCAAGACACGCACCGTCGGCACCCTGGCGCTCTCCCTGATCGGCATTCTCTCCCTCATGCACCTACTATGATTACCCTCGACCAGTTGATCAAGATCATGCCGGATGCCCGCTCTCGAGCGGGTATTTTTTTGGCTCCGCTCAATGCCGCCATGGCCGAGTTCGGCATCAACACGAAAGCGCGCCAGGCGCCGTTCCTTGCCCAGTTCGCGAATGAAACCGGGCAACTGGCATCGGTGGCCGAAAACCTCAACTACACCCCGCAGGCGATCATCGCCACCTTCAATCGCAAGGTGCAGCGCTTCACGCCCGCCCAGGCGGAACAGTACGGCCGCACCAAGGCGCACGCGGCCAATCAGGAAATGATCGCCAACATCGCCTACGCAAACCGGATGGGCAACGGCGCGCCGGAAACCGGCGACGGCTGGCGGCATCGCGGATCCGGGGGTATCCAGCTGACCGGCAAGGACAACCAGCGAACCTGCGCCGCCCACTTCGGCATCCCGACCGGGCAGATCGGCGAGTGGTTGCGCACGCCCGAGGGCGCCTGTCGTTCGGCCGCCTGGTTCTGGCAGCGCGCCGGCTGCAACGAGATGGCCGACAGGTACGACTTCGATGCCGTGTCGGACGCGGTCAACATCGGCCACGATACCGCCGCCGAGGGCGATGCGATCGGCTACGGCGACCGCCTGGCCTTCAACATCGTCGCCAATCGGGTGCTCGCATGATCCGCCAGCTGGGCGCGGCGATCGCGCTCGCGGCGGCCGCGTTTTGCGCTGGCCAGTGGCGCGAGAGCCTGGCCGGCGCGGCCCGCATGGAGCTGGCCGACGGCATCGCCAAAGCCACGCTCGAGAACGCCACCGCGCGCGCGCTGAAAGCCGAGAAAGCCCTGGCCGATTCCCATTCGGCCATTGATAACGACCTCAAATCAGGAAAAGCCAATGCGAAAACCGCTATTGATTCTTTGCGTGCTGACGTGCGCAGCGGCGCTGAGCGCCTGTCAGTCCCCACCCGTTCGTGTAGTCCAGCCCCCGCCAGTGGCAGTGCCGCCACTGGGGATCCAGAAGCGCGTGCCGAACTCCTGCCAGCGACTGCTCTCGAGCTTATCGACATCGCCGCAGACGGCGACGACGCGGTGCGCGAGCTCAACGCCTGCGTCGACAAATACAACGCGGTAAGGAATGGCATCCACCCGTAACGGCCGAGTCACCAGTTCAAGCCCGCCGTGTGCGGGCTTTTTTTATCTCCGGGCACCATGATCTCAATTTCCAATTTCGGCGGCATGATGCCGCTGCTCAATCCCGTCATGCTGCCGAACACGGCCGCGCAAATGGCGCGCAACTGCACGCTCTGGCATGGCGACCTGCGCCCGCTCAAGGCGCCCTTGCCGGTGCTGACGCCGGCCGCGATCGGCGCCACGATCCGCAGCATCTACCGGATCGGCATGACGTTGCCAGAGACGCAGTACTGGATGGCGTGGGCTGGCGACGTCAATGTCGTGCGCGGCATGATCGCCGGCGACACGTCCGAACGCACCTACTTCACCGGCGACGGCGTGCCAAAGGTGACGAACCTGCAAATGGCGACACAGGGCGGCGCGCGCTACCCGGTCAATGCGTTCACCTTGGGCGTGCAAGCCCCGACGCAGGCGCCGGCGTGCGTCCCCAGCAGCATCGTCGCTCCCGTCGAAACCCGGGTCTACGTCTACACGTACGTGACGGCCTGGGGCGAAGAGGGCGCGCCGTCGCCACCTACGCGGATCGTGGTCAGCGAAAGCGGCACCGTGCAGCTGTCGGCCCTGAGCACGGCGCCGGGCGGCAACCACAACATCGTGGCCAAGCGGATCTACCGGAGCGTGCAAGCCGCCACCGGTGGCGCGCTTTACGAGTTCGCTGCCGAAATCCCGGACGCCAATGTCGTCTTCAACGACATCCTCAAGCCTACCGAGCTGGGCGAAGAACTCACTACGCTGAGCTATGCCGAGCCGCCTGACGGACTGGCCGGACTGATCGCGCTGCCGAACGGCATCATGGCCGGCTTCGACGGGTACGACCTGTATTTCTGCGAGCCGTTCCTGCCGTACGCATGGCCGGAAAAGTACCGCCTGACGGCCGACTACCCGATCGTCGGACTGGGCGTATTCGGCTCCAGTCTGCTGGTGTGCACCAAAGGCGCGCCCTACCTCGTCACCGGCGTGCACCCGGACAGCATGAGCATGGAGCGCATCGAACTGGATCAGGCCTGCGTGTCGAAGCGCTCGATCGTGTCGATTGGCGGCGGCGTCATGTACGCGTCCCCGGACGGCCTGGTGTATGTCGGCGCCGGCGGGTCGCGCATCGTGACCCAGGGCCTGTACACCCGCGAGGAATGGCAGGCGCTCAACCCGAGCACGATAGATGGCTATTTTCACGACGGCAAGTACGTCGCCCTGTATGCCGGCGGCGGCTTCATCCTCAATTCAATCGAGGATGCCAGCCTGACCGTGTTTGACGAAGCGGTTACCGCCGGCTACGCCGATCCGGTCAACGACACGCTCTATCTGGCCATCGGGGGCGTGATCACCAAATTCAACGCCGGTGTCGACAAGCAGTACACCTGGCGCTCCAAGAAATTCGTCTTTTCGGCCCGCCCCGGGCCTGGGTGCGCGCGCGTCGACGCCGATTCCTACCCCGTCACCCTGAACCTGTACGCGGATGGCGCGCTGTTCCATACCCGATCGGTGACGGACGAGCGGGTATTCCGCCTGCCTGGCAACTATCGCCCGCGTGAAGTTGAATTCGAGCTGGTCGGCACGCCACGCGTGCGCCTGCTCAGCATCGCGGACCGACCCGAGGAGTTGAAGATTGCTTAAAGTTCCTAGCATCCCATCGGTATCGTCGCGGATCCCGGCCGAGATCGGCGCGCTCCTGCGCCCGATGCGCGAGATTCTGACTGCGTTCACCGCCGGCAGCGGCGTGGCGATGAAAAGCGATCTTCTGGCGACCAAGATCCCGGACCCGACCGGCTGGATTGCCGACGGCACCGACTCGTCCACCCCACCAGGGCCGACCGGGCTCTCTGTCAGCGGCGCGCTGGCCAACATCATCCTGAGCTGGGATCCGGTTATCTACAAGAACCTGTCGCACACCGAGATCTGGCGCGCCCAGACGGACGATTTCGCGCTGGCACAGATGATCGGCCGCGGCGAAGGCCGAAGCTACGTCGACAGCATTGGCGGCTCGGCGGTGCGCTACTACTGGATCCGCCACATCTCGCGCGCGAATGTCCAAGGGCCGTTCAACGCGCAGGCGGGCACGCGCGGCGAAACCGGCACCGACCCGGCCTATCTCCTGCAGCTGATGCTCAATAAACTGGGTTACGACCAGTTCGACAGCGCCGCAGGAGTGTTCCCGGTGCGCACCGAGACGGCGCTGCCGGCCCTGCCACACGCGAAATACCCCGTCGGCGTGCTGGTCATGCTCACCACCGATGGCAAGCTCTACCGCAACGTGGCGAATGTGTGGACCGCAGCCGTTCCAGCGGCCGATATTACCGGCCAGCTCACCGACGCCCAACTCGGCTCGATCGATGCCGCCAAGGTGGCCGGGCAGCTCACCAATGCCCAGATCGCCGCGATCGCGTCGACCAAGATCACCGGCCAGCTCACCGACGCCCAACTCGGCTCGATCGATGCCGCCAAGGTGGCCGGGCAGCTCACCAATGCCCAGATCGCCGCGATCGCGTCGACCAAGATCACCGGCCAGCTCACCGACGCCCAGGTGGCGGCAATCGCCGCCGCGAAGGTGACTGGACAGATCGCCGGTACGCAGATCACGGACGGCGCTATCTCGACAGCTAAAATCGCCGCCGGCGCCGTCACCGCCAACCAGATCGCCGCCGACACCATCACGGCAGCGCAAATCGCCGCTTCCGCCATCACCGCAACCGAACTGAGCGCGGGCGCCGTCACCACCGCCAAGCTCGCAGCGGGCGCCGTCACCGCCGGCGAGCTGGCAGCGGGCGCGGTCACGACCGTGAAGCTCGCCGCCGGCGCAGTCACCGCCAACGAGATCGCGGCCGACACCATCACGGCGGCGCAAATCGCCGCTTCCGCCATCACCGCAACCGAACTAAGCGCGGGCGCCGTCACCACCGCCAAGCTCGCGGCGGGCGCCGTCACCGCCGGCGAGCTGGCAGCGGGCG